CAGAGCGTATGCCTGAATTAGACGATGATGGTTATAGTGAAATGGTTCTTGTAGTAGGACCTCAAAAAATCATTTACCAAAACTTTCTAGTAGACAACGAATGGGTACTTCCTATAGAAGTAACTCACTGGATGCCATTACCTGAATTACCAGAGGAAGAGTAATGACTATTATTGATTTGATTGCACAACAATCACCTGAAGAACGTCAGTTGATTTTCAATGAGTTTATTAAACTCTTAAACCAGAAAAGAGAATATGTAGATATTCCTGAACGTATTGTATGTTCAGCTTGTCAAGTATTTGTCGATACAAGAGACGGTACAAATGAAGATGATAGTGAAATTATCCATACAGTATATGGCTTAAGACACTACGACTCATTTATGCACAAGCAACTAGACGAACTAGAAAAGAACTACAAATACCCATTGTTAGATTGGGAACAAGGATTCCTAACAAACAAAGGTAGATTTGTAGGTCGTAAGGAAGCAATGGAAATTGCTAAAGCTCAAAACCAAGTAATTAGATTATCTGGTTCACCAAATTCAGATATTCTCTTCTCAGAAGACTTATATTAGGAAATGTTATGAACTTAAAAATTATTGCTATTGTACTAGCAACGCTTCTAATATCATCTTGTACAGATGCACTAATTGGTAGCGTAACACGCTTTAATAATAAAACAGATATCACTTGTTATTCTGGTTCAGCAACACCTGTATTTACAGACCATTCTACCGGTAAAGTAGAATATTCTGAACACGGTGGAGGTGTTTACTATAAAAGCAGTAAAACAGGTAAATTTGTACAATTATATATGGATTGTGTAATCACAGAGGCAGATTAATATGAAACCATTTAATTTAGAAGCTGCATTAGCAGGTGAACCAGTCAGATTAAGGGGTGGTTATAAAGCTCATGTTATTGGGAAGATTCCTAATAATCTCACTTATGACGATAATGAGCCTATTGATTACCCTTTAGTTGGAATTGTATTAGATGAAAATGGTTATTTAACTGACGCTGAAGTGCATTGGACTATCAACGGTAGTGGTTATGAAGAAGGTAATCCACATGATTCAGATATTATTGGAATGTGGGAAGATGTAATTGACCTTAAAGACTTGCCTAAAGCATTTATGCCTAAAAAAGGTGAAACATACTATTACATTCATCCACATGAAACTAATTTTTATCTAGATGTACATGAAACAACATGTAATAACTGTAGATTTGATGAAATCTTATCTGACACTGGTAATTGTTTTCGTACAAGAAAAGATGCCCAGAAATGGCTTGATTTCATGGAAAGTATGAAGGAATAGTTATGAAAACATTTATAGAATTTGTAATTTATTGTGCTGTATCTATATTAACATGTGCCTATATTGGTTATTTGTTAGGATTCACTGCTGCTATTGCATACCAAGCATTTAAATTCTTCAGTTAGGAATACATATGAAATTTGAAGAACATAAAGTATATCGTGGTTATTCAGACAAAACCAAAGGTTTACTTTGGGTAGTTGAGTTAATAGTTTATGACCCAGTAATCGTAGATGTCAAAATTGGTGATGGCTCTATTGTATTTGCTAGACCACTCCATAAAGACTTCCTTAATGACTACATCTATGCCTTTGCTGCAGATGGTAGACAGCTTAATGCTGTTATTAAACCAAATGGTGAGACTGAACAATTTACTCTTATTCTTGAACCAGTATTAGATTATTCTTATAAAGTCCATATTTGGGATAAAGTAGGTAACTGGTTTAAAAATTTATTAGGGTATCCTATTAAAGAATTAAGTATGGTTCAAACTGATTATTACCCTAAAGGTATTGTAATTGAAACCAGAGATAATGAAGTACTTGTAGTAGGTGACTACAATGCAAATGGTTGTAACTGGTTTAATAAATCAGATGTTAAATTTGTTAAGTTACCTGTAAGAGAAAACTTATAAAAGCCTCCGATGGGGCTTAATTTTAGGTACAGTATGAAACTTTATTTTATAGACCGTAAAGGAAATAGGTTAGAAAAGTCATTTACATCAATACCAGAAGCAATGTCTGAAGTATATAAAGCAGCCCTATTGGGCTGGTTTGTTTATGATGAAGATTGTAATCCTATTACACCAATAATTCTTACAGATGATTGTATAGGTAAAATAGCAGTATTAGTAAATGGTGGTAAATATGTAATCGAACAAGGTGGAAGAGTTCTACAATATGAAATTAACGGGTATCGTTATGATTCCTTTGGTCAAGGAAGAGGGACACCTACATCGGACGATTCTATACCTACTCACTTTCATGTTGCGTATATAAAGGATTAATATGAAATACTATGCAATAGACTCTTCAGGAAATGAAAAAGAAATTTCTGAAGAAAATATTAAGGAATACTTAAACTCAGGTCATATTGTTCATAATCAAAAAGAAGTTCTTAATCCTATCTTACTCACACCTGACTCAGATAGTTGCTATGCTAGACTTCGTAATGGCGAATGGCATCGAGTAGACTACATCCCTAACTCAACCTTTTTTAATTTTAAAATTAATGACCATGCGTATGACATGTTTGGGCAAGGAAGAGGTTCTATAAGACATTTTGATAGTATTCCATTAGATAAACATGTAGCTTTTGTTACTTATTCCTTTATGCAAGGGATACTATTAAAACATATAAATGACTTAAAAAGAATTTGTTTAAATGAGTTACGAAGAACAGATTTAACTCTAGATGACAAATTACAAACCTTAGATAATCTAAAAAAAGCTGAAGAATTGGAGAAAGATATTTATGGACCATAAACGATTATTCGTTGCAGTAGTTATTACTACTGTACTTCTTGGAACAGCGTTAGCTATACTTGTTCCATTAATTACCCGTTTTATTGAACGATGGGGGTTCTAATGCACAAATTTATTTATAAACTCTTACCTAAGCCTAAAAATGGAGTTATCGGTAAATTCTTATCTGATAACACAGAATATTTTAATAACATGCGTTCTAAAATGTCTGGTATTACATCAGAAATGATTGCCGCAGGAATTAGTTCTTTTCTCTTGGATGGAGGTAATTTCAATGGATATATTGCAGTTACACCTGAGCATCCTTTCTATGGTAAAGACTACGATGAAGTGAATGGCATGTTAAATAAGAAAGGATTCTATGTACATGGTGGTCTTACTCTAGCATCTGACTCTTCTTTCTGCCCCCATCTTCCTACAGAACATCATCAGTTCTGGATTCTTGGTTTTGATACTCGTCATGCTGATGATACAGCAGCGTATTGGACTGAAGAACGTACATGGGAAGAAGCAGATAAACTCATGCATGCAGCAATCATTTATGGAGAATAATTATGAACGTTAGAGAACTTATTATTGAATTACAAAAATGCAATCCTGAAGCTATTGTCGTATATGACAATATGGAATTCTTTGCTGAAGTTGATAACCTTGACGGTAAAGACTCAGATGACACGGAAATTGATTTATATAATGAACCAAATGTTCCGGTAGCTCAAGCTAAATCAATCGTTATTTATTAGGTGAATCATGGATAAATTAACTCTTAGACGTTTTATTTTCAATGAAGTATTAGTATTGAAATTAGTTGAACAAACTAATACACAAGGAACTATGTGGGCTGTTATTGTAGCTACACTTGATGATAATGAAAACGAAGACAATTTAGTATTTGAAGAACAAGTAGCAAACAAAGGTGCTGCTGAAACAATCTTTCAAAATAAATATAACTGTTTATTAGGTTTAGTAGAATGAAAACAGCAGAACAACAATATATAGCAATGTTAGAAGATTGCTATGAAAACGGTACAGACATTGTGAATGAACGTACTGGTTCTATTTGTCGTACTATTCTGAACCAAAGAATTCAATTCGATGGTAATGAATTTCCATTGCTTACTACTCGTAAAATGTATTGGAAACAAGCTATCGGTGAAATGGTAGCTTATATTCGTGCTTATAAAGACTTACGTGATTTCCACAAGTTAGGCGTTCATACATGGGATGCCAATGTAGCAGCATGGAATAGTCGTCTCAAACGTGATGAATTCGATGCAGGATGTATCTATGGATACAGTGCTGAAGTCGTTGGATTTAACTATTTGAATGTATTAGGTAAGATTGTGACTAAACCAAATGATAGAGGTATTATTTGGAATTTCTGGAATCCAGAACACTTCCAATCAGGCTGCTTACGTCCTTGTATGTACTCTCATCAATTTAGTGTATTAGATGGTACTTTACATCTTACAAGTACCCAAAGAAGTTGTGATTTACCATTAGGCGGTGCATTCAACCTAGTACAATGCTGGTTCTTATTGAATATTACAGCAAAACTTACTGGTTTAAAAGTAGGTACGGTAACGTGGAATATCACTAATGCACATATCTACGGAAACCAAATTCCATTAGTACCAATTCAGTTAGAAAGATCTATGTACACTCCACCAAAACTCATCATTAAAGATGATTTTGATATGGATGTACTTATGGAAATCCTAGATAAAGATAATTTTGAAGAATATTTTGAACTTCAAGATTATAAACACCATCCTGCAATCAAATATCCATTCACAGCATAGGGCTCTAACGAGCCCTTAAACTTTTCAACAACGAGGTTATTATGCGATTAACAAAAGCAATGAAGAATAATTTACTCAATATTATTCAAAACAAAACTAAACATCCTTTTAAAGTTCAAGAAGAATCTATTACTCAAGAACTTCAAGAATATATTTTTAAAAAAGAACCAGTATTTAAACAGTACTTGGATTCATATGTAGAACCACCTTACCCACGTTATCGTGAAAAGATAGAAATTAATGGTCGCTATTGGTACTCTATTTATGCTGTTGCACCTTCGCACGAATATGTAAAAAATCTCATTGGACAAAGACTTAGTTATTACTGTACAGAATTTCCAGTTAAAGAAAAAAATCCGGATTATGTAATTGACCCTGATTTTAAACCAATTTATAACAAGCTGGTTCAGTTAGCGAAAGACTGTAAAGAATACGAAGATGTATTCGATAATCTAGCTATTACTATTAATAGTTGTACTACAGACACTCAATTAGCGGAAATGTATCCTGATTTCGTACAGTATTTCAATACAGCAGGTATCACAAAAACACCTGCAACAAAACAACTTCCAGCTACATTTGGTTTACCTGATGCATTAACCAAATTTGGTTTAGAACTTTCTAGTTCACCTGAACCTAAAGAAATAGAAGAAAGTACAAACATTGATACTCTGGTTCAACAAGATTTACAGAAACATTTAAACAAATAACAAAAAAGCCCGAATGGGCTTTTTATTTTTAATAAACATTTCAACAAACAAGGAAACTTATCATGACTACATACACATTATCCCCTAACCAAGTTAAAGAACGTCTGCGTGTATCTTTAAAAGCAGATGTACCATGCTTTATTATGGGTTCACCTTCTACTGCTAAATCACATACTGTACGTACATTATGCGAAGAAGAAGGTTTATATATGATTGACGTTCGTCTATCTCAATTAATGCCATATGACCTTTGCGGTATGCCTAAAGTTATGGAAATGACTGGTGCTAATGGTGAATCTGGAGCATTCAGTACATACATTCCATTTGATACATTCCCATTAGAAGGTTGTGAAATTCCACAAGGCTATAAAGGCTTCTGTATTTTCTTCGATGAAGCGAACCAAGCGGATAAATACGTACAAGGTGCGTTATACCGTATCGTATTAGACCGTATGGTTCACACATATAAACTTCATCCAGAAACTCGTATTGTATTAGCCGGTAACCGCTTATCTGATAACGCAGTAGCTACTAAAATGTCTTCAGCATTAAAATCACGTATGACGTGGATTAATGTAGAAATCAATAAAAAAGAATTCTTGCAATTCGTAGAAGATGGTGTAGTACGTGGTGAATGGGACCCACGTGTAGCAGCATTCTTAAACTTCCGTCCAGAACTTATCAATAACTTTGACCCTAAAAAAGAAGTTGAAACTTATGCTTGTGGACGTACATGGGAATTCTTATCTAAAGAATTACAAAATGGATTACTAGACTTAGGTCAAGATATTTATATCCCAGCTATTGCAGGTACTATTGGTGAATCTGCAGCGTCAGAATTCGTTGGATTCTTACAAATCATGAATAGCTTACCAAGCTTATCCCAAATTGAAAAAGACCCATTAAATGCACCTTTACCAGTAGAAAATGGTGCTAAATATGCATTAGGTGCATTCCTCGCAGATAAAGTGCATAAGCTTAACGTAGACGCTGTTGTAGACTATTTAGAGCGTATGGATGAAAAAGACTTATTAGTCTTAGCATATCGTATGATTCTAGGTCGTTATCCACAACTAGCAACAAACAAAAAAGTATTAAACTCTTTAGGTGCAATCCGTCATAAACTTAATAACCAACCGTAGGCAATAAAATGAACCAAGAAAAAGAATATGAATTTACTGAGCAGAATTGCTTAGATGACTTTAAAGAAGCTAAGTTAAGATTTATCAATAAACCACATAATGCTTTCATTGGTTCATTGTTATATGACCTAGCTTTTGAGCCTTCTCGTGAAGTTAAATCAGTTATGTTGGATTCCTTTAATCACTCTATTAAAGTGAATCCAGATTTCTTCTGTACGATGACTCATGAACAACAAGCTTCTGTACTTGCTCATGAAGTATATCACTATGCTCTTATGCATGATGTACGTAGAGGTCATCGTGACCATGAACTCTATCAAAAAGCCGCAGACCAAGTAGTAAACAACCTACTTGAACAAGGCGGATTTGAGCTTCCTTTTGGAGTAGAGTGTGATACTAAATATCGCAACATGAGTACTGAACATGTTTACAATCTCATGGAACATGAACAGAAGAATAATAATAATCAGAACCAAAATCAGAATAATAATGACCCGTTAGGTAGCGATTTACCGCCTAATGGAGGCAATGGTTCAGCTAACCAAAACCAAGTAAACCAGATGCAGCAAAACATCATGAAAGCAAATGCTTCAGAAGAACTGACAAATGGACATGGTATGGACGCTGGTAATTCTGGTTCAGTCTTTGAAACTCTATTTAAAGACATCAGAGAAGGTAAATTAAGTTGGATTGATATCTTACAAGAATTCCTTGATGATTTTGTTCAAGGTGAACAAGATTGGTCCAAATTCAACAGACGCTACTTGCCATATGATTTATATCTTCCTGATACTCAATCAGAAAACAAAATCTCAAAAGTAGCCGTTGCATTTGACGTATCTGGTTCTGTAACTGAAGAACAGATTCGTGCATTCTTAAACGAAATGAAGGTTATTAAAAACCAATTAGACCCAGAAACAATGGATGTTGTTTCGTTTAACCATGAAATTGTAGATATCTTTAAGATTACATCTAACGATGACTTTGATGAAGTCAAAATGAATATTTCAGGGGGTACTGAATTAGACCCTGTATTTAATCACTATATGAAACCAGAGAATCAACCAGAATTCCTAATCGTATTTTCTGATTTATATTGTGATAAACGTAAAAAGAAAACACCATTTGAAACTATCTGGATTTGTATTGATAACCCAGAAGCTAAGGTGGACTTTGGAAAATTAATTCATATTACAAGCGAGGAATTAGAGCGATGAACAATGTATTTGTCACTATCATGAATTTAGCTAAACAGCTAAACCAATCAACTATTGATAAACTTCAAAAGAATGTAGACGCATTCTTAGATAACTTAGGTACTGATGGTAAACCTTTAAACCATCCTGAGTTTTTCTTACCACATTCAAATTCACCACGTTATGCAAACGGTAACTATAAACAAGACTTTGCAGATGCTAGTTTAATTAATGATGATAACTTACAAACAGCTAAAGACTTATTTGAATTACATCATACATACACTACTGAAAGTGCATTAATTTTAAAATACCTTAAAGCAACTGCAATGCGTGCAATTCTTGTATTAGCCGGTGCATCAAACGAACAGAGCATTCAGCTCTTATTAGACGTACTTCCTGATTTCATTAAACAAGACTCTAACCTTTTATCTAAGGCTGGCTTAGAAAATAATGAAATCAAAATGTTACAAGATAACAAATTCCCTTACCATAATTTATTCACTAACAAAGGCGAAGAAATTAAATTCTTAAATGAACTCAAAGATGAACATATCTTTGAACTCATGCAAAAATATTATGCATTAGAGCTTTTAACAAACTTCTAAAATAGGGGTACAATGTACCCCCGTTTGTTATGGAGTGAGTATGAAAAAAGTTTTACTAATGTATAAAGGAAGGCTTACTGACAAAGATTTTAATACTATTTATCGTCCCATACTGAAACAGTATCTTAACGAAATAGATATTGAACTCATGCCAGTACACCATCCATCTGGTATGAAGAAAGTACCAAGAGCTGTACAAAAAGAATGGTTACAAGAAGTAGCACCAGTATTACAGACATATGATTATATTTTAGTATCAGACCCTGAATACTTTAAAGTTATCTCTAAGCAAGCAAAAGCTGAGAGTAATCTTGGTGTTATTTTTGATTCTGATTACAAAAATAAAGTACTCTATCTTCCATCTGCTCAAGCAGTTTTCTTTAATCCAGATAAGGCTAATGCTCAAATACATCAGTGTATTGAAGCACTTTCTAATGATATTGCAGGTAATTATTCTGAAATTGGTTCAGATATTATCCATTCTGCAGCATATCCTACTACTGTAAATGAAATTGCAGTATGGTTAGAAAAACTTAAATCTTATCCTGCACTCACCTGCGATATTGAAGCGAAATCGCTTAAAGTAACAGACGCAGGGATTTACACTATTGGATTTGCTTGGGATAAGCATAACGGAATATGTTTTCCGGTAGATGCTATTCCTGAACAACAATCCCAAGTAAGAAGTCTTCTTCTGAAATTTTTTGAAGAGTATAATGGCAAACTTATCGTACATAAAGCAAACTACGATATTCCTGTTATAAACTACACATTATTTCAAAAAGAGGATATTACAAATGTTAGCGACCAAGTTAGAGGTCTTAATAAACTATGCAGAAATCTTGATGACACTCTGCTTATTACTTATTTGGCTACCAACTCTTGTGCTGGGAATACTCTTGGTTTAAAAGACCTAGCACAACCTTTTGCTGGTAAATGGGCAGTAGATGTATCAGATGTTACTAAAGTAGATTTAAACGAGTTAATGAAGTATAACCTTATTGACTGTTTATCCACTTGGTACGTGTATGATACGTATTACCCTAAGATGGTAGAAGACAATCAGGAACAACTCTATAAAGAGCACTTCTTGCCATATTTAAAAGACAACATCCGATGTCAATTAAATGGTCTTCCCATTGATTTAACAGAAGTAGCTAAACTAAAAGCAGAACTTCTTGTAGAACAACGTCAATTATTAGCATACCTTACGTCTAAAAAAGCTATTTCTAATGCAGAATATCAAATTGCAGAAGAAATTACTATAAAACGTAATGCTAAACTCAAGAAGAAACAGACCACTGTTGAAGAAAACTTACAACCTTTCAATTTCAATAGTGGAAAACATTTAACTACATTACTCTATGATGTAATGCAGTTACCCATCATAGATTTAACGGATTCTAAGCAACCTAGTACTTCTAAAGGTACTATGAAAAAGCTTATGAACCATACAGAGAACCAAGAATATAAAGATATTCTGAATGCTCTTATGGAACTTTCAGATGTAGAAAAAATGCTAACAACATTTATTCCACCATTTGAACAAGCTCATGTAGATAAACACGGAAATGCTAGACTTCTAGGATATTTTAATCTTGGAGGAACTGTATCTGGTAGATTAAGTTCTAGTAACATTAATCTACAGCAGTTACCTGCTACATCTTCTCGTTTTGCTAAACCAATCAAAAAATGCTTTAAGTCTACAGACGAATGGATATTTGTTGGTTTAGATTATGCTAGCTTAGAAGACCGTATCTCTGCACTTACTACTAAAGACCCTAACAAACTAGATGTATATCTAAAAGGGTATGATGGACATTGTTTACGAGCTTATGCATATTTCCAAGACCAGATGCCTGACATCACTAAGGAAATGATGAATGCTGGTTCGTCAGAAGAAACTGTTAAAATCATTAACAGTATTGCTGATAGATATCCAAAGCTAAGACAAATGTCAAAATCACCCACCTTTGCTCTCACTTATCAGGGTACATTCTTGACTCTGATGAATAACTTAGGCTTTAGTGAAGAACTCGCTAAGCAGATTGAGGCATCCTATCATGAACTTTATAAAGTATCAGATGAGTGGGTACAAAAACATCTTGAGCAAGCGAAGATTGATGGCTATGTTACAGTAGCCTTTGGTTTACGAGTAAGAACACCACTTCTAAAAGCTAAACCTAATTCATCTGCCGCAGCAGCAGAAGGTCGAACTGCAGGAAATGCATTAGGACAAGGCTGGGGTATGCTAAACAGTAGAGCCATGAATAAAGTAATGGAACAGGTAGATAAACTTGGTTTATCCGAAGATATTCTACCAGTTGCTATGATTCATGACGCTACATATTATTTAGTGCGTAACGATGTTAAAACCATTGAAACACTAAATCGTTTAGCAGTAGAGCAAGCTTATTGGAATGACCATCCTGATATCTACCATCCAGAGGTAGGACTTGGAGGTCAGTTAGATTTATTCTATCCATCTTGGGCTACACCTATTACTTTACCTGAACAATGCGATGAACAAACCCTTATCGAAACTGTAAGAAAACACTTGGAGGACTAATGGCAGACTTTTATATAGTTTCCACAGTAGAAACTAATAAACCCAATTTACAAGGACATAACACAAAGTTTCATTTTCATGTAGATGTGGATATGCCAAAAGATTTAAATGGACTAGAGTATAAAAAATTTATGGTTGAAAGATTGGATAAATCTTTGACTATGTTTGTAGAGGCTCTAGACACTTATGCTAAAGAAACTGGTTATTCAATTCTTTGGAATACTATTGAAACAAAATTTGTTAAGGATTTAGTAAATGGGTAAGCCAACAGACAAACAGTTACTTAAACGTAAAGAGCAGATTGAAAATGAAATTGCTAATCTTGAAAAACGTATCTCAGGCTTAGAATGGGAACGTAGAGAGATTATCAATTATCTTAACCTTAATAAAGGTGAGTCAAATGTTTCAGAATCAAACTAATCTACCATTACCTTTAGCAATATGGTTAGCTACTGATGAATATCAATATGCAAAGTATGCTAATGAAATTAGTACTACTACTTTATTGAAATCCCCACGTTATATTATTGGTTCAAGAAGAGCAATGTATCCGGAACAATTTCCAGAAGAATTACGTCCTGAATCAACAACAGAAATAATTATTCCTGATATCCAAGAAAAGATAGCTTCTCGTATGGGTACGGCAATGCATAGCTCTTTAGAGCATGCATGGACACATAATTATGCTGAAGCAATGCGTAGTCTAGGGATTCATCAGAATACTATTGATAAAATAGTAATTAACCCAGAAACAGTAAATAAAGACCAGATTCCTGTATATCTTGAACAAAGAGCTTATAGAGAATTAGAAGGTTTTACTATCTCAGGTCAGTTCGATATTATCGTAGACGGAGAATTACATGACCTAAAAACCACAAGTACATATTCATGGACAAGTGGCTGCAATGATGAAAAATACATCATGCAAGGTAGTATTTATCGTTGGTTAAATCCAGAATTGATTACTGCAGACACTATTACTATCAACTTTATTTTTACCGATTGGCGTAAACTGGACTCTATTACGAATCCGAATTATCCACCGGCAAAATGTTTCTTTAAACAGTATAAGTTATGGTCTTTAGCTGATACTGAAGCTTGGCTCAGAAACAAACTCAAAACATTACACAAGTACTGGAATAGTCCATTAGAGCAAATCCCTTGCTGTACCGAGAAAGACTTGTTCTCTAAAGCAAGCACCTTTAAATATTTTAAAACTGGATATGAAGAAGGTAAGCGAGCTACAAAAAACTTTGATACAATGAATGAAGCTTTAGCATTTAGAGCAAAAAATGGGTATCAAGGTGATGTGATTGAGTTTAAGCCTGAACCTTTTATGTGCCCATACTGTAATCCTGCAGAGGTAGCTCAGCTCTTGACTACTTCGCATACCAAAACTCTAGGGATTGTATAAATCCCTATTTTCATCTTTCAACAGAGGAAATTATGGACTACTCAAGTTTTACATATAATCCTTTAGTAGAAAGCATTGTGGAAATTCTTAGAACCAAGACACAAAATAGTAACCCTACATTCTTCCGATTGCAGGCAAACTATTTTCTCTCTTTAGTTCCATCAATGCTGGATATTAAAGTAAACACCCCTATCACTGGGGAAGTACCGATTAATATGTTTGCAGTATCTGTAGCCAATTCAGGCTCAGGTAAGGGCTTTTCTACTAACCTTCTTGAAGAACAAATTCTAGGGGAATTTCGTGAACATTTCATGTATGAAGTATTCCCTAAATATGCTCAAAGTCGCTTAGACTTAGAAGCAATTAAACGAGCTCAGTACTTAGGCATTTCACAGACAGAAGCTGAAGAAAAGCTTAATAAAGAATTTAAGTCTTATGGTGCATTTAAATTTTCATTCAGTGAAGCAACTACACCTGCTATTAAACAGTTTAGAAATAAACTTATCTTAGCAAAAGCTGGTTGTGTAAACTTACTCATTGATGAAATTGGTTTTAACTTAGATAAAAACTATGAGCCATTAATTGCATTCTTAGAACTCTATGATAAAGGCTTAATTAAAGATAAGCTGACTAAAAATACGGAGACTTCTACTCGATATCAAGAGCTTGTAGGAAAGACACCAACAAACTTATTAATGTTTGGTACACCATCCAAACTATTAGATGGCGGTGCAGTCGAAGAGAAATTCTTTGAACTATTAGAGGCAGGCTATGCTAGACGTAGCTTCTTTGCATCATCTACTAAATCTAGTACGATTACTGAATTTACGCCTGAAGAGTTATACCAACGCTTAACAGCAGTAAACCAAGATGCAGAGATTAAAAAGATTTCCGGACAACTTCTTCGTTTATGCCAAGCAGGTTTAATTGGTTCAGTTATTTCTGTTCCTGAACCAGTAGCAATCGAATTATTACGTTACCGTATTGATTGTGAAAATCGTGCAAAAGAAATTCCTGAACACAAAGATGTATATAGAGCTGAATTAGCTCACCGTTATTTTAAAGCTCTTAAACTAGCGGCAGCATATACTTTCCTTCGTGGAAGTCTTGATATGTCTATTGATGACTTACATCAAGCTATTCGTTTTGCAGAAGACAGTGGTGAATCACTTCGACAAATGCTAGAACGTGAAAAGCCATACGAGCGTCTCGCTAAGTTTATTGGTTCATTAGATGGTAAAGAGGTTACTCAAGTAGATTTAGCCACTAATTTACCATTCTATAAAGGTTCTGTTTCAGCTAAGAATGAGCTCATGAACATGGCTATTGCTTATGGATATAAGAACAATATCCTTATCAAGAAAACATTCAGAGATGGTGTAGAACTCTTTACCGGTGAAAGCCTTAAAGAGACTGACTTAAACAAAATCATTTGTGCTTATTCAAATGATTATGCAGAAGGGTATGAAAACGTAGAAATTGATTGGAGTAAAGACTTCGATACCTTACTTCCTGAAGGTGATTATAACTGGACGAACCATCATACTAAAAATGGTCATCGTTCTGAAAAAGACATGGAAGAAGGTTTCAACTGCGTAGTTCTTGATGTAGATGGAGGTATTAGCCTACAAGCAGTACAAAATCTATTAAGTGATTATGAATATATTATTCATACTACCAAACGCCATCAAATTGCTGATGAACATGGTGAAATCAAAGATAGATTCCGTATCATTTTACCAACTAACTATGTACTCAAACTAGATAAAGAAGAATTCCATCAATTCATGGAAAACGTTGCTCAATGGTGTCCATTTGAACTAGATGAAGGTACATTCCAACGTAGTCGTAAATGGGCGTGTACTTACAATACTACCATTTATAAAAATTCTGGTCAGTTGTTTGATGTATTGCCATTTATCCCTAGAACCAGTCGGGAATCAGAATACCGTAAAGCTCAGGTATCTCTACAAAACTTAACTGCTCTAGAGAGATGGTTTGCTTCCAGAATGCAAGATGGTTCTCGTAATAATACCTTTGCTAAATATGGCTTTATGCTCTTAGACAATGGATTTACACCAGATGAAATTCTAGAGAAGTTGTATCAATTAAATGGTAAAATAGACAACCCGTTAGACGAAGCAGAACTTCAATCTACGGTTTACACTTCCATCGTAAATAGATATAAGGAAAAATAATGTCTGCATATCACATTCTTATCGCTGGTTTAACAGCAACCGGTAAAACTACCAGTTTACGCAATCTTGCTTTAAACCATCCTAATCCTAAATCTGTAGCTTATATTTGTTGTGAAGCTGGTAAAACCCCTATCTGGGCTAAGCGTTTTACTACTACAACTGAAGCTATTACTCATCCTGACCAAGCAGTAGAATTCTTTGCTGCAGTAGAAGAGATGCCAAACATCGAGTATTGTGTACTCGATGGATTTAACTTCTTGATGAAGATGTTTGTATCAGAAGTTATTGATAACATGTCTAATACACAAGTCGGGTTAAATCCTAGCCCCTTATACTAGAAATAGTATAAGAAAATTCCGTGAATTCAGGGAAATCCCTAACGTAAAGACGAGGGCAATCCTGACCTAAGACACATTGACATATTTACTACTATACCTTAATATACAAATGTGTATAAATAAATGTGGAGTAATTATGTCATATATTTGTGACCCAGCAGATTTTGCTGGAAACTTTATCGAAGAAGTTAAACCAATACGTTCAGCTACTGGGCGAAAGTTCAGACAGGTAAAGTTAAAATGTTTAAACGTAAAGTGCAATAAAGAGTTCGTAACTGAACTTCATAACGCTAAACGTACTAAACAAAAGTATTGTTGTAAATCTTGTTATCAAGAGACTAATTTTCATTTTGGAATACCCAATGAAAAACACCCTTTGTACAAACGCTGGTTATCAATGACTCAACGTTGTACAACACCCTCTCATAATGCATTTCATAACTATGGAGGCAGGGGAATAACTATTGAACCGTACTTACGAGACTTTGTACAGTATGCTGAATATGTTTTAAGTTTACCAAATTGTCCAACTACTTTTCCTACTAATTTAGAATTAGATAGGATAGACAATGACAGTAACTATGAACGAGGGAATTTAAGATGGGTAACTAAATCCCAGAATTCGGCAAACTCTAGAAAAAAATGCTTTAAGCATAAATCAGGGTTCATAGGTGTTAATTGGTCTACTAAACATAATAAATATATTGTTCGACTAAGACATGAGGGTAATTATGTATTTCTAGGCTGGTTCGATGACCCATTAGAAGGGGCTAAAATCAGAGAACAATATATTAAAGACAACAATCTAACAAATATATTAAATAATGTGTAAAGAGCAACGACTATCCCTTACGGGAGTACACTACAAGCTTATGGTAGTGGAAGTGCGGAATACCTGACCAAGTAAAGTTGAAGGTAATGATATAGTCTGAACTATATGGAAACATATAGCAGTTCATAAGAGAACGTATATAGTGTTGCGAACTATATAGAACATATTGGGGGAGACTACGCTAAGTTTATTCAACGTTTCATGCAGCAAGTAGTTGGAGCTTCTAATAAGAAGTGGATTATTATTGCCCATAACGAAGAAGAAACTGTAATGACGGGACCTAACACTGGTATGAAACAGTATAGAGTCCCTTTACAAGGGTCCGAAGCTAAAAGTGGATTGGAAGCATATTTCAATCATGTATTGTATACTACTAAAATCCCTACAGCTCAGGCTCAAAAACTTTTGGAAGAAGGTGTATTTGTGAATCCTGAACAATTCACCATTAGTCCAAATGAACGTAAAGCAAAATATGCATTCGTTACACAACAAACTGATGACTTTGCTTTAGGTCGTATCCGTTCAGATTTCGGTACATGGGATTTGAACCAAACTTTCATTGATAACGATATCCAACTGGTAATGAACCATTTTGATAAACTTATTAATGAACAATCTAACTTTTAACTCCGTTAATTATTAAGGAAAAAACATGTTTGGAAATTTAAAAACAAATGAAACAGCAATGCAAGAAAAAACCGACCGTATCGGCGGAGGTTATCAACCATTACCATCAGGTATTTATCAAGCTGAAGTAGCTCATGCTTATGCAACTACTTCAAAAGGCGGTGCAATGGGTTTAGTAGTTAAATTTAACATCATTCAAGATGGTAAAGACCCATACCCATATACCACTACATTCTGGGTATCAGATAAAAAAGGTAATACCTTCTATTTAGACAAAGATGGTAATCCACATAACTTAGCTGGCTTTAACCAAGCTAACCATTTATGTGCACTTGTAACTGGTAAAGGCTTACAAGAAGTAGCGTTCGAACCACGTACATTACAGCTTTACGATTACGATGCTAAGAAAGAAGTACCTACTGAAGTGAATGCTGCAACTGAATTATTCGGTCAAACGGTAGCTCTTGCTATTAAACACATTCGTGAAAATAAACGTGAAAAATCTCCATCTACCGGTGAATATGAACCAGTAAATGAAGAACGTTTTACTAACGATATTGATAAAATCTTCGGTATCTCTGATGCAGGTGAAGCTTATACCTTTGATGAAGCTGCAAATGAAATTCCATTTGAATTCGCTGAAAAATGGTTAGCGAAATGGAAAGACAAAACTGATGACAAATTTAAAGAAGTCAAAGGTGCATCTGCTAAAGCAGGTACTACCCGTAAATTAGGTATCGGTTGATGTACACCTTAATATCGCCCCTTAGAACCAAAGATATGATACTGAATTTGAACCAGTATAGAAATGCTCATTTCTTTAAACTGAACAACAGTAAGACTTCATATAAAGCTATTATGAAGGAACAGATTGAGCAATTACCTACGTTCAATAAAGTAAGTATTACTTATACTGTATTCTTTGGTTCAAAAAGAAAAACTGATATTTCCAATGTATGTAGTATCGTAGATAAATACTTCTGCGATGCATTAGTAGAATTAGGTAAATTACCTGATGATAACTATGACTACATACAAGAAGTGAATTACAGATATGGCGGTATAGATAAGGATAATCCTAGAGTAGAAATTACTCTATCATAAATAAGCCCCTTAGAAGCGATTCTAGGGGGTTTTACTTTTCACTCAACTAAAGATACTAATTATGGAAAAAACAGCTTTAGAGACGCAAATAGGCGGCAATCATTACAAAAAGTATGGATACCAGCCTATTGAATTTTTTATGGACCATCAGTTCAATGCTGCTTTAACGTATGCAATGAAATATGTCAGCAGATATCCTGATAAAAATCCGGATGATTTAGAAAAAGCTTTACATTGCTTAAATATTTTTTCGGAATGGGTAACTAAAAAATTAGATTCAAACGAATCTTATCCTATAGTTTTACCTCTTCTTTCTCATGTACATGAGTTTATAAGTCAATTTGATACAGTAAAATCCACAGCATTATTAGCATTAATGAACTGTAATGATGATTACTTCGATTCAGTTGATATAGAAGGTGTAAAAGGTTATAAAGCTCAAACTCCTAATTATAGAAAATTAGTTATAAACGTTAATAAAGCTAAAGTAGCTATTATGGAGATGCAGAAATATTATGAAACTAGAACTTAAAGAACATGAAATTGAACAGGCTATTGAAACATTTATCAGTAGCTGGATAACAGGTCATCCTGTAAAAGTAAAAGGCTTTGACCTACAAGGTATGCGTAGTAAAGATGGTTTATCTGCTATTGTAGATTTTGATGTAGTAGGCGTATCTGACTTACGAGAAGTGAAGACAGAAAGCTCTAACGTCAAACCTACAAATACTTCTTGGCGTGAAGAAGTACAAGAAGAACCAAAAGTAAAACATGCTGAGCTTGAAGGTAAAGACCTTGAAGATTGGACTCTGTTCTTAGAATTACTTACAGACAATGCAAACTACAAAAATTACGATAAATTGTTAGATTTAGTAGATAACATGTCTGAAAACTTACAACAAAGAGCTTCTACACATTCACTTTATGTAGATATGCTTGAAAATACTGACCGTGCTATTCAAGCTATGGCATCAGGTACATATTCTGATACAACAGACACTACAGATGTTGTAGAAGAAGAACCTATTCCTGAACCAGAAGTAGAACATGCAGAAGCTATTCAAGCAGAAAATGAAGTAGCAGCAGAAGCTAACAAAGAAGAAGCCAAAAACATTTTTGGTGCAGCACTAGGTGTAAAACCTACTAATATTGCAAATGTAAACCATACTGGTTTACCTACCCGTAAACTATTCCCAAAAGCTAAATAATGTGTAAGAAAGTAATAACCCTAATTGCTGTTATGGGGTTTGTACTTTTTGTATGTGCTCCATTAGTAGGCGTATTCGGTGTAACGATTGGTAGTATTATTGCTGTATTGTTACTTGCATACTTATCTGAAAAATAACATAGCCCCCTAACGGGGGCTTTCTAACTTCATTATAGAATATTTTTAAAAGGATTATTGACCCTTTCATAAAGTGTTTTATAATGCACATGTCGAAAGACAAAATGTTTCATTCCATAATGAAAAATTAACGAAAGTTAAGTTGTTGTTGAAAGTCCAGTTGCTAGTCTGGTTAAAACTAGCACTCTTTATGGTAGGCATTGAGATACTATATCCTCATGACTCTATTCAAATACCTCGCAGGTATCTTAGTGTCTACCCTAAAGAGTAACACATTAATTTAATCTGAGTGAAATGAGAGGGAAGTTATCTTCCATTTATCGTGTTACTCTTTCTTATATGCTCCGTTAGTCTAAAGGATAGGCATCTGTCTTCTAAACAGATTAATATAGGTTCGAGTCCTATACGGAGTGCCACTTCCCCCTTTAGCTCAGTTGGTTAGAGCAGGCGACTCATAATCGCTTGGTCGCTGGTTCAAGTCCAGTATGGGGGACCATCCTAATACGTATTTAGGGTATATATCAGGATGGCTTATGTCATCACAATGTTGTTTTTTGATGGTAACCAAAGCCCTTAGAAATAGGGGCTTTTTTAGAGATACCTCCACTCGCCTTTTTACTTTGTTCATAGAGTGTTTCCTTTATCTGGTCAGAACAATCAGATTTGAGGTATCTCTAAAAAGGAACTTTCCTTTGGTTTGGCATACTAATACTGTTTAACATAGCTACGTTAGTATGTCCTTTTTATTCTTTTTAATGGTATACTGCTCTCCATACCGTTAAAAGATTCGGTGTACTCTACCATGTAGGCTCGAGCTACTAAAAAGAGAATGTATCTGGTATTCTTTCACTTTGCTCCTGCCAGATACATACAGTTTACTGGTTCTGTATAAAAACCAGTACCTTTCATTAAACCAGTCATAGGTAAAACACAAGATACAGTGTGTGGAAAATAACGTTTATTCTTATTATTTTGTGTGGTGACTGGTTTAAGAAGGGTAAAACCTTCACTCTTATTTTTCATTTCTTAAACTAAATACCCCTGAGAAATCAGGGGTATTTTTATTATTATAGTAAGTTATGCCAGATATATTGTTCCCAACCATTTATTAGGTTACTTGGGGATAATTGGTAATCTAATGAACTATCAAATAATAAGTTCTGTTCAATTACTGTCTTATCTAACAAATCGCTATCCGGAATAGCTTTTCCTAATCCATAAGTTGTCATGGTTCTCAAGAAGTTTCTACGAAGATTTCTGAAGATAACTTTCTGAATAGCTAATTTATAAGCTAAGAACCAAGTCAATCCTACTTTATTAGTCCAGTCAAATTCTCTACCTCTATTCATCGTATAGTTTACAAACTCATCACGAATCACTTCCATAGCACTTGTACTTGGTACACCTTTACGCTGCGTTAAATGTTTATATAAAGCATACTTAGCAACGAAGTCACCATAGTCTAATGATTGAACCATGAAATTATGTGTAGGGCTTCCTTTACGAATAAGTGCAGCATCTACTAATTTCTTACCTACCATATCTTCTACAGCAGACTCAGCTTTACTAATACCAGTTTTATCAGTCACTCGTTTAAACAACGTGAAATCTACATCAGCATCTGAACCAATATCAATATTTGTTACTGAGTTAAAGATACCATTTTCTACTAATGGTCTAATTGGAGATTTAGCTAATTTCTCTTTTAGAACTTGAAGTTCATTAGTTAGTTTAGCTCTCTCATTTGGTTGAAGTTTATGGTTCAACAATAAGAACTCAATTTGAGCAACTTTACCTGAAGTAGCTTGATAATCTTTAGCTAACTGTAAACCTTCTTTTGTATCAGGAACGATATGTTTAGCAGGTACACCAGCAGTCCATAAATGAAGTACGTTAGAAACCAAGTTACTCATTGGAATAAATAAGCTTCTGTTTAGAATAATGTCTTTAGTGAATGAAGCTAGTTCATTTGCACCTTTCTCTAAACCTACAGCTAGTTTAACAGGGTTATATCCTACAGTTCCTGCCATCACTTCAAATACACCACGTACTACTTTTTGTACTGGTTCAGGAAGTCTGCTCTTATCATTCCAGAAATCTGAAAGGCTTGCTTGATGATATCCAAGAATATTTTCAATTTCTCTCATATCAATCATTACACCACCAGTACTTTCAATGTATTGTTTAGTCTTCGCAGGAAGAGCTTTATAAATATCATTAATTTCTTCAGCCATTTTTACAGATTTCATATCTGAACTTTTTGGTTTGTAATTACCATCAAACGGAATGTAGTATTTTCTATCACTTACGTTTTTAGCGTAATGATGTCTTAATAAATCCACAGCATACTTGTTAGAAGAGATGTTAGTATCTTCTTCAATTACACGACCAAAGTAGTTACCAATCGCATCAATACCATTTTCAGTAGATGGAATAAGTTGATTTTCTAAATCTCTAGGTAGGTCAATAGCTGTATCAATAATATTCCCATCATGGTCAATAAGAATTCTGCGAGAAGTATCTTGTTCCAAATTGTCATAGTAGTTCTCATTTAATCCAGCAGCCATCATGATTTTTGCTGGAATAGTTTGTTTACCTTTATTTTCTCTTAAAGCTTTAGAGTTAAGAGCCATCATACTAGATAAGTTAGTACCCATTATTGTAGATTCAGTTAAGTTAAACATACCTGTCGTAAAACGCACAGAATCGTCCATATTCGTATGCATTACTAAGTGTCCAGTAGGTAACTTAGCTTTTTCTAAATAACCACGTCTACGCAAATCTGAGAGCGTTTCTGTATCACTAGGACTAACAACTTTTACATTACTCATTGGGTCTTTATGGTTCATTACAAAACCATCTTCACCGACAAGGCTATTTGGTGCTTTCTCCATAGATTTAGCATACATGGTTTCTACAGAATCTAACATTTCATTGACTGCTTCTGGTTGTTCAGTCATAAGCTTAGCCATTTGAGCTTTATGTTTAGCATCTACATAATCTAATGCATAAATACTTGCAAGCGTATCTACTGCTTCTTGGAAGCGTTCATCAGATACACCGATTAAATTACTAATCGCACGAGTATTAGGCATAATATAATGGCTTTCTTTAATGTTAGAAGTTTTAGCTTTCTTAGTTACCATTAATGAACCAAGACCTTTAATCTGCCACATTGCAATGTTATATAAGCGTTCACCTTGTTTATCACCAAAACGACTTACTAATTCACCTCTGATATAACCAGATACTTTAGCTTTTTCAAATTTAGCTTTTGAATCATTTGTTAAGATATCTAATACTTCTTTATCTTGTACTCCACTAAAGTTTTTAATCTTATGGAAATTAGTAGGTAATAAAATAGCATCAATCGCTCTCTTATCATCTTTAGATAAGTGTTCAAACTTAGCTTCAATACCGGCAGGAATTGTACTTGCAGCTTTTTCACGAACACTTTCTAAAAGTGTAGAGTTTTGGTTCTTCGCTTTATACCATTGGTATGTTTTAGAAGTTGAACCAACAACTAAACGTACAAGTGTACCAATCCATGTTCTACGTCCTTTACCTTTTTCATAAGTGTTAATCCACTCATTCATAGCTTCAGTAAACATAGAATCCATATCGTCTTTATGAACACCTTGACCAGATTGCATTGCATGAACCAGAGCTTCTACATGTTTAGAATCAGTTAAATCTCCAAGCATACGAGCTACTTGATTTAGTTTCTCTTCACGTTCTTGTATTGCATCAAGTTGTGCTTTTGCTTGTGCTATAGAACGGAAATCTTTCATCTCAAATGCTTTTACAGAATCCATTAAAATATCTGCACCTTTAGCAAAATCACTTGTAGCAAGTTGTTTGCTATATACCGAAGTATAAGCTAAAGATTGTTTAACTTTATTTTTCAATGAAGTAGGTTTAGCTTTATAGAAATTAGTTAATTTATTTCTAATATCTTCATTAGTAGCAACAAGAGCCAGCATATAAGAAAGTTTATTAGGTGTACTTCTCATAGGATTAATTACTTTATTGAAAGTATCTTTAGATAAACCTAATACACTTGGTTCAAGGATAGCAGATAAATCTTCTAACCATTTATAACCAGCTTGTTCTAATGTTTTATTTCCGGCAAATGCAACTCTATTCGCTGCATAAGCTAATACAAATGCATTCTCTTCATCTTGGGTCATTCTGATACCAGATGTTCTTAAATTAGAGACTAAATCTTGTGCTTCACTATCTGAAGGATTATGTAATACTACTTCAAGCTCTTCAGGGATTGTAGTATCTGCTTGAATTGCATTTGTTAAATCAGAAGTTAATTCATTCAAGTGGTCTTTGTGTTCTGTAGAGTTACCGAATAAAGATACTCTATTCATAACTTCAGGTAATGCAGTAGCATTAGAATCTACTAAAAACTCTGTACGGTTTAAAGCTTCCTCTCTATTTAAAGTAAATCGTCTACTTGATGTACCTGTAGCTAGAGTTTCTAAGTCATATTTATCTGGATAAGTTGCAGCATCAGCTAACATGCTTAAAGAAGTAAGGATATTAAACAATGCAGATTGAGTTGCATCATTCTCTTTGTTTATTCCCATAACATTAGCCATCTCTTTTTTCAACGCATCATAGTGAGCTTCTAATACACCACTTACACGTCTAGAAAGAGCACTTTTACCTGATAAAGTACTTCTTATTGAATCACCTGAACCAAATTTTAATTCACGTAACATATCAGCTTCAGATAAACCATAAGATACAAACTCTTGCATCGCATAACTTTGGAACTTCAATACTGTTGCTTCAGACATACCTTCAATAGAAGGAAGTACTTCAAATGCATATTGGAAGTTAATTGCAGATGCTTTAGCAGAAGGATGTTTAACATAAACATCATCTATAGTTGCACCAATAAGTTCATTGTCTTTACCATAACCTTTCTCAATAGCAGCTTTACGAAGGTCTTCTACACCTTGTAATACTTCTGGGTCTAAAAGCATTCTATTAGTGAATTTACGAGCATTCATTTCAATAGTTTTAATAGCTTGTCTTTCACCAAAAGACAGTCTATGACGTTGGTTAGAATAATAATTAGAGAATTTATTTCTAGTCATAGAGTGTAATAATTCATGAACCATTGTTACAACGCCTTGAGTAGGGTTAATGTAAATACCTACACCTTCTACATACTTACCTTTAGTATCTTTACTAATACTGTAAATAAAGTTTTTGCCTTTAGTAGTACGCATGTCTACGTTATAAACTTTCTTAGCTTCTTCAACAAGGTCGTCTAGGTTTGTAAAAATCTTACTATCTGGGTTTAGTGCAGTAAGATATCTAGATAATTGACTTACGATACTTGCTACAGAACCTTGAATAGTATCAGTATTCACATTATCTAAGAATTTAGATAAGTCTTTTACTGTTTTCAAAGATGAAACATCAAATTCAATGTCATCTGCAAACTCTGCATTACTTTGAAGTTCATTATATTTTTTATTCCAATATTTATTAAATTTACTAGATAACTCTTCATCGTTTTCAATAAAGAGAGCTAATGCTTCACTAGATTCTAATAATGGAAATTTTTCTTTGAACCTAATAAAACGTTGTACTAAGTCAGATTGTTTAGATACAAGTTCTGGATTATGGAAATACCCAGTATTACTTCCACCAAACTGGTTCACAATAACCGGCAAATCATTTGCTTCAAGCTGACGAATTGCATAGTTATCCGCTACCATAAATTTATAATCTTTAATGGTTTGACGTACAGCAGTAGTAAAAATATCTTCATCAGGATTTAATTCATTTGTAAAATACGGTGAAAATTCTTCTTCAAGGATTTTAGGTACTTTAAATGTATCATCAAGTTTTTGTAATAAATCTTGATTAGCACTATTTTCAAAAAACTCTTCCATCGGCATTACACGTTTACCAACTAAACGAGCAGCATTACGATAGTCTAAATATTTTTGAATTAAATCTTGGTTAAGTCTGATATGAGCTTTTAAATCTCCCTCTCCACCACCTCGTTGTAATCGAGGATTAGAGAGTTTAACCATTGCCATACTTCCAAACACAAAGTCTCTTAATGCAGGGTCTTTAAATACTTCTTTACCATCAATTTTCACTTTTTCTTGAAGTTCATCAAATGAAGTTCTATTAAACATTTGGAACATAGCTTCTAATAAGTGAGTATTAGTATGTACATCAAAGGTATTTTTATTTGCACCAATACCTATTTCATCTCTTAATTGATATTTAGCATCAAGACCATCAAATACGTTTAAGAAAGCTTTACCTACACGATTCATAGCTTGTTGAACCAAGTGTAATGTCATAGCTTCTGTGGATGGTACAGATGCAGTATTAATACTTGCACCGGCAGCTTCAAAGTTAGTTCCCTCATGGTATACACGAACTTTATCCGACTTAGCAGTTTGTCCTGAACCTTGAGCAAAGTTAGAACTGATGTTAGTAGAATGGTCTAAAGAAACTAAACCATCTGTTTTAAGTAATGTGTTACCTAAATCTACTAAAGAATCTATTAATTCAGCACTATCAGAGAATGCAGTACCTACAATAGGGATATTCTTCATCTGTTTCATCAGTTGAATAATTTCACTACGGGTAATACCTACAGAACCTTGTAGTTCAGAATATCCTTTTTCTTTATTACGTTGAGCAATAAATGTAGGGAATTTAGATGTAAACTCATTCATAAACATATTGAATAGAGCTTGGTTCAAGTTCATAGCAACATTGATACTTTCAAAATGCTCAGAGAACTGTTCTTGAATAGCATCATTTAAGAATGTTCCAAGACTATTACCAATACGTCTAGTTATATTAACTTTATTGTCATTGTAATAATCTACAATATTATTTGTTTCATCATTAAGAGCTTTGGAATAATTACGTAAAGCTTTAACATCTCTACCAGTAACTGCTTTACTGAATTCAGTATTAGTTTGGTATCCTTTTTCATTATTAAACATTGGAGAAGGGATACCTAGAATTACAGCGATAGCTCTAGCTTGTGCAAAAGCTTTACTTAACGCTTTCCAATCATCGTTAGAAGAGTCTTCATTAATAGAAGCAATTCTAGTCATAGTCTCATCTAAATATTTTAATAGTTGAGGTTTTAAGTTAGTCATGATTTGGTTAGTAATACCTTTTTGTTTACCACCATACATTGCCGGAGTAACACCTAACTTAGCTAAACTACGTTTAAATGAACCAATAAGATTTTCATCTTTAAATTGAGAATAATCCCCATTTATTACAAGTTTATAGAATTTACCTAACTCAGCATCACTAACACCATCTAATAAGATAATTTGACCATAGGTATATAAAGTATTAATTCCACCTAAAATATTACGTGTACGATTAACAAACTCTTTTTTACCTTCTTTTGAGAATGGTTCTGTAATAGTTTGGTTAATAGCACTATTAAGGTTTTTACGAATACCTTCTAATTCATTCATTAATTCTGGAGATGCTTTAATCTCTGCATAGTATTTATTAGCTGCTTCCTTACCTCTACCAAAGATTTTTCGAATATGGTTTAACATATCATTGTTAGCTAAATACGGAGCAAAGAACTCACCTACAGTGTATTTACCAACTTTTCTGTTCATTTCTTCAGAGAATGCTGGTAAAGCTCGTTTTATGGAATTTTCCATAGATTTAGCAATATGTTCATACATATCATCAATATCATATGCATCAGAATCAAATAATGTTCTTGCACCTTCTAGCTTATCAAGTTTATCAAGGTTTTCAGCTAGGATATCAAGTGTGATATTACCTGTACGATTTTGAGCTTTAATATAAGCTGGAGTGATAGCAGTACTAAACTGTTTAAGAATGTTATAGAAACCGTTAGCAATACCATCTGCTTCAAGGTATAAGTGGAAACTTAATTGACCACGTTTAGATTTACCATATTGGTTATCATGACCCTCTACATTTTGATATTGGTATTGAGCAAATGCAGAAAGAGTTTTTACTAAACGAGATGTACCAGTACCTTGTTCATTATAGAAAGCATAAGCCATATCTAAATCAGGAACATAGTCTTTACCTTGTTGTTGAGCTTTCCATAACTCATCAATCATATCTTGGTATTTACCAAGTTTTTGCTTAGTTTCTTCTACGATATTTTCATAAAGTTTTTTCTCAATCTTAACACCTGCAGCTTGAGCCAATGCAAGAATAAAACCTTTAGCATCGTTAGCTTGTTTACGATTACTGTTAGCTAACTCTATTAAATCTTCAAATGTACGTGGTTCTGAAGCTTTGTTTACTTTGAATGTTGGAGTAATTGTACCTTGTACAGTCGTATATCCATTTTCATCTTGGCTCAAAGTAAATTCCACTGGATTAAGCATTTCACGTACTACTTTACTTTCTACTGGGTTTAAGTCAGCAGAGAAGATGATACGACCATTGGTAGCAAATTTATGAGTAAATCTAAACAAAGTATCAAAGAAATTTTTAATACCTTGACCTAAAGAAACTCCTCTATAGGTATCAATTAAACGGAAATCTCTATCTACACGAAGTTGTCTAGAACGTAATGCATCTTTAGATTCTTCTGTAATAGGTAAGTCATCAATTTTAATATGTTCTGGAATAGCACCATTTAATACTTTATAAAGTTCTGGTTGGTTATCATACAATTCAAACATATTTGCATCCGGAGTAAATGCTACTGAGTTAGCAGTTTGTAATGCTTTTTTCAGAGTAGGATTATTACCAGAAGTAAGTTTTGTTTTAGCATCTTTAGATTCTGCTTTAGGACCTTTAGCTGGAGTTTCGCCAATCTCTTCATTGATGTCAGATAAAGTTACACCATGCAATAACTCGGTATCACCAAAGATAGCATTTGCTGCATCACTATGAGCATAATTTAACAAGTTTAAAGTAGCCCCATAGATAGGTGAACCAAACGCTTTATTAAGAGTTTCTGCACTATCTTCATAAGCTTTAGCATCCATCTTCATAGATTTGCCTAGCATTAAACGAGTAGCTTCATACTGAGCATCATTCATGATTGCTGGATTATTCCAACTGAAACCAAAGTAAATATGCGGTTCAGTTTTTTCAGTTGAATCATTTACTACATCAACAAGATATTCTTGAATCATTCCATTAGCGAGCATATAGTTATACGCTTCTAAACCAAGAGAAGACTTAATAGTATCTTCTTGAATCATAGAAGTAGCTTTAGTAGTTTTTAACCCTAAAGCTTCAAAAACTTTAGCACCAGCTTCTTTAATAAACTCTCGTTTAGTACCAGAAATTACAGAATAGTTATCCACTCGTTGAGCTTTACTACGGTCAATCTGAGAGATGTAATTTGTTTTTAATTCTTGAGTAACATTATATACACCAGATATTTGTCCAATACCGCTTAAACTTTCTTCTAGGCTAGTATGGAAATGACGATTATTAGCTTCCATAATTGCTTGAGGAATAGCTACTGTGAATGCTTGGATTACTTTCTCAGGAATATTTATTGTTGGTTTACCTTTTTCATTAAAGCTTAAACCAAATAAGTTAGTAAGGAAGTTAAATCCAGTAAATCTAGGTAATACAGCAGTACTAGATTTTTTACGATATGTTCCTCTACGGGTATGTCTATTAAACACACCTGTTTGTCTACCTTTAAGATAATCACTAATAGAACGAGTAATAGGAATCAATGCACTAATAAATGCACCATCTTCACCAGTAGTATGGTCAAATGTACCATCATTTAAGAGTTCGCCAATAACACGGGTATTTTCCATACCTTGTTCAGTACCATAGTCTTTAACCTGTGTAGCTGCCATTGCTTGTACAGCTTCATTAGACATTCTATTACTATAATCTTTGTTCTCTTGAATAAACATACCAAACGAGTTCTGTTCTACATCAAAACCATGTTTGATAAACTCTTTTGCAATAGCTTCAGGGAAATCAACTGTTAAAGTATCTCCAGAAACCTGTACAAATGGATTATCAGTTTGAATTTGAAATTCAGAGTTAAGAGGTACTTTTACTGTATAAGTTGGTTCAGAAGGTAAATCACCAAATTGTGCTTTTAAAGCTTCTGCATTTAATTCTGCAAAAGTATGAGCTAAGTATGATTTATGATTTTCATAATTCGATTCTTGAGCTTTTACTAAAGTAGCATCACCTAAGTATGGCAAACCTAATAACACTTCCGGTGTTGACTCTGATTGTGGTTCTGTAGATTGGTTCTCTTGCTGTTCCACTTCTTCTACAGTTTCTCTTAGATTTTCAGCAACAGTATTAATATCATTACCTAACTGTAAAGCTGAACCAAGAGCAACAATAGCATCAGAGTATGCACGTAAACCTACTGCTAATACACCTGCATCTTCAGAAAATTTATCAGGGTTTTTAGCTTGAGCAACTTTATATACTTTAAAATCACTATCTTTATGCTGTACATAAGAAATCCCACGCTCTAAGATAAAACGTTTAAGTGCTTGGTTAAGGTTACCGTTCATTACTCTATCAGCATACATCTGAATAAGTTTATCTAACTCTGGTTGTCCAATACCATACTGAGATTCCATTTGACCAAATATAATTCGTCTTGGTGCGGCGTTAGCAGAATTATCTGTACCTTGATTATAGTTATCAAAATCTTTTTTAGAGAACTTAGAACGAATTTTTGCAGAAAGTTTGCCTTTAGTATTTACGAAACTAACTAATTCATCTGATGAATCATCAACTTCTACATCAATTTGACTTACAGGTTTACCATTCTCATCCTTACGAATAGAAGATACAGTATAGACTTTAGGATTTTCGTTTTGTTCTTCTATAGAATCAGTTGCTTGAGGGTTTCTTAAAAACTCTCTAACATTTGCTAATGCAGCAGGGAATGCATCCTTCCAAAAACCTTTATCTTGGTTATGTGTAAATTTAGCTTCGTCGGTATCTAATAATTGTTTAGCTGCTTTAGGGTTTTGTGCAAAAGACTCATAAATAAGTCTTTCCATTAAAGCAAAATTAGTATCTTTATTTGTACCTAACTTACCGACATGTTTTACACCATCACCCCAAGATTTACTATAAGTATCTTGGTCAAATGAACCAGATTTAAGACTTTGGTAAGCATGTTCTACAGAAAGGTATCTTCTACCTTCAAATGTGAATGGTCGTACTGCTAAATTAGAGAAATGTTTATTTTCATTAGAACCATGCCAAACATTAATAGAAGTTGGTTTAGATTCTTTCTTCGCTAAAGGTTTTGTATGGTTTCTTGCAGTGCCTTGTAATAAGGATTGAGCAATCTTATTAAAACCTTCCATATCTCCCATAGCTAATTCTAAATAACGTTCTGCAGATTTAATCGAAGTGAATCGGTTAATATCACCAGAAAGAGTTGTATATTTAGTTTTGTAAGAGTATTCAGGTTTTAATTTACCAGCAGCGTCATCAGCTTTCATCTGATTAATCATATCAGTAAGAGCACTAACTTTATCTACCTGAGTATTAAAGAAGCGTTGTAATCTCGCTAATGAATGGAATTCTGTACCTGTCTTCTTAGCATTAAAGTAGTCTGTTACATAATCTAATAAACCAAGTTTATAACCTTTAGAATATGCACCTACACCTTGTGAACCAAAGAATTTCTGTAATATAACATCATCTACAGAATAATCAGATTCTGATTCAGATGGAGTCCATTTATTTAATTCATCTAATAAGAGTTTGAATGGAGAATGGTCACCAAAGTCTTTACCAATACTGTTAAGACTTGAACGCATTTCTTTTAATAATGCTCGAGTACCTAAGAGTTTTTCTTGTGTACTGGTATCAGTATCTTTTAGAACACTGATTTTAGTAAGAGCATCGCTATATTTAGTATAAGCTTCTTCTTCAGAAATCTGACCAGAATGTAGAGCTGTACTAATATCTTTAAGCTCACGGGATACTGCATTGTATACTTCAGGATAATCTTTTTTATCTTTTCCATCCAAGAATGATACATCTTTAGGCATCTGTTGAACTTCTTCATATTCTTGGTTTCTGTCTGTAGAAAGCATGCTGTATAAAGTAGACTTAGTTAATTTTTGGAAACCTTCATCTTTACCAGCTAATTCATTTACTTTATTAACAACAGCTTGTTTTTGTTCAGTCGTAGCATTAGGGTCAACATTTGTCATATGCATATCACTAATAGCAGAATAAAGGTCATTGTTATATTCTGCTAAGTCTTTTACAGCACCTTGACTCATTTTAGCTTGGAATGCTTCATAAGCATCTTTTAATGCAGTGTAACCTTCAAGTTGTTCTTTAGATAATTTATCTGGATTCTCTAAAGCTTTACGAGCATTAGCATATCCTTGATAAAGGGCGTGAATTACTTGGGTGTAATTCTCTTTACCATGACTATCAATTACTTCTTGTAATACAGCACTTGATTTACCTAAAGTATCAATAGATTCTTTATATGCTTTACCGATATTGGATTCATCAAAGTCTTTACCAAGTACACCTTTTTGTCCAGCTACTACATTACCGTCTTTATCTTTATAAGATGATGTGCCAAATAGTGATTGGTTCTCTTTAGCCTCAGCTTCTACCTGTTTAGCTTGCATTTTAGCAGTAGATTTTTGAGCAGATTGAGCAATTTTATTTCCAGCAACTTTTGCTAATTTTTTAACACCAGCTCCGATAAGTTCAGGACTGTTAGTAAGAGTAGTTGTAGCACCACCAGTAATCGCACCATATAAACCAGAAGATAATACATCTCTTGATTCATCTACAGCTTTGTAACCTAGTGCATTATTGATAGCTAAATTAGAATATAGTTTAGATGAAGCTTCTTCACCAAACTCTTGTGCAGCATTTGAACCAACAGAAATACCAAATGATTTAGCACGTTCTTTAATAGTTGCTAAAGATTTACCTTTGAATAATCTATCGAATAGTTTACGTTCAGCATTAGAGAACGCAGCACCTAGAGTAGCAGATGAGAAGAATGCACGAAGCATAGCTTCTTCACCAGCTCTATTTGCTAATACTTGTTTAGCATCGTCTACAGTAATATCTGGATTCTCTTTTTGTAAATCTTTAAATCCTTTAGATTCTTTAAATGATTTATCGTCTTGATTCAAAATAAATTCTGCTGCATCACTATAAGCAGGTACAGCATTTTGTGCACCAGAGCTTACAGTTTCCCATCCAGTAATAATTTTACCGGAATGTTTTTGAGATTTACGTGTGAATACTGCATCAATATTTTTCTTAGCAACTTCCTGAGCTTTAGCAAATTCAGGTGCAGCTTTAATAGCATCTTCAGTAAGTTCCGTTTTAGCTTTTTGTTCTGCAACATATTGAGCTTCTTTCTTAGCAAGATTAGATTTAATTTTATCTTTAGAAGCTGCTTTTGCTACAGCTTTAGTACCTGAAGTGATACCTTTTGCTACACCAAGAGTTGCAATAGTACTTGGAACTTCTTGAGCAATTTCTTTAGTAACTTGATAACCATCTGACAATACATCTTTAACTTTAGATAATTCTCTACCAACAGTATCTTGATTAACTTCTGAACCACGAAGACCATTAATCTTCTGTTGAGCAATCTTTTTATCATATTCCCAATCAGTAAGTTCTTGTCTTGCAGCAGTAGCTTCATCAGATAAACGTGCTGAAGTATTTCTGTATTCATCGCTAAGATTGTTTAACTTATTAGATAAACCTTCTGTAATAGCTTTAGTCTTTTCACTTTCGGATGAACCAGTAAGAGATTTAGCAGTATAATTAGCCCAGTCAATAAGAGCAGCTTCTTCACCTGCTGCACCTAAACCAACAGAAGCTAAGTTACCAAATACGGAAGCAGCACTGTCGCTATATAAACCAGTTTTAGCTAGTTGGTTTGCTGCATAACCTTGTTGGCTTAGAATATAATCTCTAAGTTCTGGTTTACCTGCATATAACTCAATAACTTCATTTCGGCTAAGATTATGAATAGCATTTTCTAAATCTTCATCAAAGAAACTAACTTTATTTAATGGGTCAGATTTAGAAGCAATATGGTTCTGAATACGTTCTAAACTATCTTTGTTTTTGATTTCAGTTTGAATCTGTCTATTCTGATTAACCTGATTTTCATCTGCACCAGACGCAATAAGAAGCTCATCACGCTTCTGAGCATCTTGAGCTAACTTATCCCCTAAGATAGCTTTATTTCTTTCTGTAGCTTCTTCTAAAGAGGATTTACGTTGCTCATACGCAGTAGGTGCTGTTGGAGTAATAGCTCGTTGATTAGCAATACCTAAACTTGTCCAAGAATTACTATCAAATTGAACAGGCTCGTAAGCCTGTTCTCTTTCTGCAATCGCATCTGACGTATCAGTAATGCTTCCAATATTATTCCAGTTAATAAATCCAGCCATAAGCTTCTCCATTAATTAATAGATTTGAGTTTAGATTCAAGGTCTGAAGTTAGTAAATCTTTATCTTTCAGTTCTTTACGTAATCTATCTGCTTCTTTCTTTAGTGTAGCAGTATTTACTTTACTTTGAATCAATGTTTTAAGTTTTTCCGCAGGTAATTCTAACAGAGTATTTCGGATTTTATCTAACTCTTTTTCATCTAATTCAGTAGGAACTTTATTACCTAAAGCTACATAAGCTTTAATTTGAGTGGCAGTATCTAAAGTACCATCTTCCAATAAAGCTTTTAACGTATCTGCAGGGAATCTTTCTGCAGCATCATTAATAGCAGTATTAGTACTAGCAATATCAGCTTTCTGTTTTAAAGCTTCTACATCTTCTTTAGCTTTGACTTTAGCATCCACTTTACGACTAATAGAGTTTCTTGATTCAAGATATTCTTTACCATAAGCATTTCTATCAGATGCATCTACAGAAGCTGCTTGACCTACAGGAATTAATGCACTTAAACCGTTAGTCTTCTCTGTATGACGTTTCTCAATATCGTTCACTTTTTCACGAAGTTTTTGAACCAGTTTAGGGTCTTTATTTACATCACGAATAAGATTATCAATACGTGCATACTCATCACCGGTAGTAAATGAACTAGCTACACCATTTGCTTCACGAGTACCATTTTCAGTAACGCTATTAATAATACGCATTACTTCTTTTGGTTCAAATAATTCTAGTAGTTTAACCGCACGTTCTTTAAGGTCGTTTCCATCAAAAATACCTTGATTGTATTTTTGTTTATTAAGTGCGTCTAAGACATCATTCTTAGATTTATATTTACTATCATCTTTGGAATAATCATTCTTAGTAAGAGCAGTCATAAATAAACTTTTGACTGGGTCTAAATCATTTGGACCATCTGTATTCTTAATTCCAAATGCATCTTCTAGAGCTAATTGAGTATCCCTAGCAAATACTTCATTACGACCTTCCATATTCTTTTTCCAGTCTGCTACAGAAACTTTATCTCTAGGAAGAGTAATAGGTTGAATATTACTACCAGTCCGTTTGTTATATGCTTTAATTCTGTCATTAAGATAAGCTTCAGTAAGGCTCAATTTCTTTTGACCTTCTTCTGAATCAATATCAATTTTACCTTCTAATAAAGCATTAATGGTTGGTTGAATTCCTATTGGAGCTAAACTAGCAACACGACTTGTAAAACCAGAATCATTTAAATCATCGACAAATTCATCTTGAGTTTTTGGTTTAGTAGTTTGTGTTTTAGGGTCTGCAGCTATTTGTGCTGCACGTTCTGCAACACTTGTTACACTATTAGGAACTTCTTGGTTTAAAGCTTGTTGAGCTGATACCGCTTCTTGAACAGGTTGTTCTAAATCTGTTGGTTCAACTAAACCAGAGTCTATGGACGGAGCAATATCAGTAGGAAGCTTTGGTGCATATTTACCACCATTAACAATTTTACTTGAACCAAACATATCAAGTTGAGATTGTAATAAATTAGTAGTTTGACCTAATGCTTCAATGTTAGCTTGTAGTTTAAGATAAGTAGGGTCTTTTGCTAAAAGAGCTCTTGATACGGAAGTATCACCATTATTAGCAAGGAAATCATTAACATACTTCTGAGCTTCAGCTTGTGCTTTTTGGAATTCAAGTTGTGAATTAGCAAACTTACCGGCAGTATCTGCATACTTGAGGTTAAAGTCTTTATTATTCTCTTGAGCTTTGTAAATACTATTTACTAAGTTAGATTTTTCTTTATTACTAAAGTTACTACTATTTAGTTTAGCCTGAGCAGCTTCAACATTTCCAGTAAGAATATCGTTCTGAATCTCAGACATAAGTGCTTTTTGTTCTGGAGAATAATCTAATAAACTATCTTTAGCAGATGCACGTTTTTCTGTATCTGCTGCCCATGTAGCTTTTGCTTCGTTTAATGCAGCTAAATCTACTTGACCATTAAATTGACCAAGAGCAGTTTGGGCATTCCCAATACCTTGTGCTTGTAGTTGGTTCATAGCATCTAAACTATCTGCATTATGCATTTGGTTAATGATTTGTTGTGTATTTTGATTACGATTCCACTTTGCAGTTTCATCAGAACGTTTTTGTAGTTTGTCAGTAAAGTCTTCTACATTTGAACCAATACCAAAAAGGGTTCTTACATAATTATTTAATGCACTATTTGCATTAGATACTGCACCATTAAGAGCAGAACCATCTACATTTGACCATTTAATTTCAGCCATACTAACCTCTATTATTTAAATAATTAGCCCATCCACCAAGTTGAGCTTCTCTACTACGAACGTTTGCATAAACTTCGTTAGCTTTATTACGCCATAAATTAGCAAATTCAGTAGCACTCATGTTAGCTCTACCACCATTAGCTTCAATAACATTTTTATTAATCCAAGATATATCTTTATTTTTCCATTGAGAAGTTTTCTTTAAAGCTTCTGCTGCAGATAGGTTAGGATTTTTTAATAAAGCTGTTGCTCCACCTAAACCTTGTTGATGGAATAAATATGCATTACCTACATCAAAAGTAATACCTTGCTTTTTAGCATATGCTTCATTTGCTTTATATAATTTTAAAGCTTCACGAGTATTGTACTCTGGGTCAGCCCATCTACTATGTTGAGATTTGCTGATTTGATGTAAACCACCATAAGCTTTATTGGCTGCATTAGGGTCGAACTTAGACTCAATATAAGTCATAGATAATAAAGTATTAGGGTCTACACCTTGAGCCTGAGCTTCTCTAACAATCATTGGAGCATACTTATTAAAGTTATCTCCATATAATGCAGAGTATTTACCTTTATTTGGTGAACCAGTTGCAATATTTGCAATAGTTGACGCAACAGACGATGGTGAAACTGTTTGCATAGGTTGTGCCAATACTTCTTGTTTCTTAGTAGCTAACGCACCGAGAACACCTGATTCTTGTTCTGGTTCAGGGATATCCAATGCATTTAACGCATAGTTATTCTTAGCTGTATAATATTCTTCGGGGGTAACAAATTTACCCCCAAAACCTTGTGTAATATCTATTTGTTGTGGAGCGAGTTGTTTAGCCTGTGCTAAAGCTGTTTCCATAACTGAACCAAATCCACCTTCAATAGGTTTCCACTCGATTACCATTAGTAAGTTTCCTCTGCTTTTCTTGCATCGTATTCACGTCCTAACGTACGTTTAGCTGAACCAGACATACCTACGAAACCTCTACCAGATTGTTGGTTACGTAAGCTGTTATTAAATGATTTAGCTTGCATTTTATAGTTAGCTCGTTGTAATGCTTTCTGTTCTTCAAATGCTTGTTGAGCAAGTTTGGTTTGTTTATGTTGTTGATATGCACCCCATAAACCTAAACCTAAGTTAGCACCAAAACCAGCCCATTGTAGACCAGTACCACCGGCAAAAGTCTTGTTACCAAATTGGTCAGTACCTGAACCCCCAAATAGTCCACCACTGTTAGTGCCTCTACCTTGCATAGCTGCTTGTACTTGAGAACGTGCATTCATATCTGCAGCTTTGGTTACATTACCATTATTAAAACTAAATGTGCCATTTTGGAATAATTGGTTCTGTAACTGAGGATTAGATTCTAAAAATTTAACCTCATCTGCTGTCCAACCATATTTAGTTTGTAAGTCGGTAAAGATTGGCGAATTATTTTGAAAACCATAAGTTTGAGTATCGCCCCAAAGACCAAAACCATTACTAGGATTTCTTCCAATATAGTTATTAAATGCTAGGTTATTGGCATCTGTGCCATTCCAAATAATTGGACCTGCCATAAATTTCTCCTACGATATTTTATAAGGATTAGCGAAACTAAAGTCAGGTGTCATTGCTACGTCTGTTGTAGCAGGGTCTACATTTAGTTTCATGTTGATAAAGTTAGATAAATAATCGAACGATGCCGAGTAAGTATCCGGTGTTGTATTTGATGCTAAAAATGAAGTTGGGTCATACATTCTAAATCTCATTCGCTGTGCTTCCAACACTGCTTTAACATCGTATGAAGCGTTTTTAATGGTGTCCTGCAATTCTCTAAGCTCTCTTTGAGCTGCTTCATATCTTGCAGTTTCCTCTTCTGATTGTACTTGAAGTTTAGCTAATTTTTGAGCATTTTCTGAGTTATATGATTGAAGTCCTGCTTGAGTAAGCATATTAATAGCATCAAATGAACTCATATTTACTAACTGACTCAATCCACTTTGAATACCTTCTTTAATACTTTGGGTCAAAGATTCTGTAGTAAGTGTAGAAATTGAATCACCAAATGTTTTTAAGGAAGTAGTTAAATTAGTAATAGCTTCTTGTACAGATTGAGTAATAGATTCAAAAATACTTTGGGAAGATTTTTGAACTACTTCTGCTGATACCTGTGTTGCAGTTTGACTTCCTACTTCTGAACCATAAGGTAAAACAGATTGGTTATTCATCATCTGTCCACCTAGATAAGAAGCAACAATCATAATAATAATTGCAACGATTAAAGCAATGATACCTTTTAATCCAATAGCTTTTAGTAAAGGCATTAAAGCATATTTAAATACAAGCGAAACAATTACTGCAGCAATTACAGTTCTAATTAATGCTTGAATCGTAACATTAAGTGCTGCTGCACCGGCATTAGATGAACCACCAGAAGGTGCTGTAAGTATTGCACCAACAATAGCTATAATAACTTGAACAATATTTAGTACAAGTTTAAGCCCTTTAGATTTACCTTTACTTTCAGAATGAGTAAATCCATAAAGTAATGGAACTCGTACAGCTAGTCTTTCAAGTTCAACAGCCCCCATTCTACGAATAATATTGTAATCAATAGGCATAATTCCAAAGTGAGCTACACGTGTTATATAGTAATGTCGTTTACTTACTCGATGTTCCATATCATATAAAGCACTAAAGTCTTTCTTACGATTGATATATGTATTTACATTTCGAGCATACTGTAAATCTAAATCGTACCATGCTTGAGCCCAGTGAACCTTTTGAATCATTTTAGTCATGAAACATAAACCAGCTACTGCATAAGCTTCAACTGTATCAGGACCTGATTGTTTACAGAAATAAGTATAAGAGTAATCTTGCATCACATAAGGCAATGAAACTTTTCTATCCATTGTGCCTTTAGTAACATACTTCTGTCCACCTGTACAATGTTGTACACCTTTACCGGAAGTATAATAACCATCTTCTGCAAATTCTCTTGGAGGTTCAATAATAGATTTAAGTTCTTCAATAGTGTTTACTTGAATTGGTTTACCACGTTTAATCTCTTTTACTCTTCGCATTCTACGAATTTTACGAACATTTCCTTTTAGTTGTATCTTACGAATATAGAGCCAAGACATTCCACCAAAGTCTAAACCTGATTGATTTCTCCAAGTAAACTTCTTCATAGGTAAATCATTAAAGTTACTTGAATTAGATACTGCATTAATCCATTCAGCAAAGTCTCTTTCACCACCATATAAGTCGTACATACGTTTAAAGAATTCGAACCAGTAACCTTGAACTTCTGCTAAATCAGATGAGAACTTCACTGCTGGCATTACGGAACGTTGTTTGATAGAAGTAGAACCATCTTCATAATTAGGGTCTGCTAACATACTTACAGCTAGAGCTTCTATATTTACACCAAGCATTTCTGCAAGATTATCTATGTGTCTTTTAGTAGCACTCTCAGAAAGTTCTTTAGCAGGATTATGTAACTTATTAAATTTAATCTTACGGGTTTGGTCTAAGTATCTAGCTAAACGTCTTTGTAATGAACGAAGGGAATGTAATTCACCTTTATAGATATATTTCTTAGAACCACCTTTACGCTCGTCTTTCTTATCTTTTGAAAGCAGCCGAGGATTGTTTTGGTTTGGTTCATGGATAGCTGCATAGTTCTTACCTTTTTCATCTTCTTGTTCTTTAAGAGCATCATCAATTATCTTTTGTAATTTAACTATCTCATCATTTTTAGCAAGTTTAGGCACTAACCATGTATCTTCCCAAGCATCTTCACCAAAGTCTTTAATAGGTAAATATGGATAAAGTTTAAATGCATGTGGCATTGATTTAGAGTCAATCTCTGCAGCAGTTACTTTCTTTGGTTTCTTTTGATTATCAAAGAATGCCTGTAATGCTGCTGAATTAGATTCACCTGATTGAGTAGCATATAAGATTGTTTCTTTATTATAAGTAATCTCATGAGTTTCTACTTCTACATCAAACTTATAATACTCTACTCTTTCACCACTTTCAGTTATCCAATATGAACCAGTATTAGTAGCATATCTGCGATATATTTTACGTTTATATCCGCTAGTGATTACTGAAGATTCTTCTTGTTCTTTATCTAATTCTTCTGGTTTTTTAGTATCAATAGATGTTGAACCAGAATCTTTAGGACCGAATGGGTCATAACCTTCTGCCCATTCTTTTATAAATACTCTTGTACCTACACCTAAAGCATAACCTTTAGGTATCTTGTCAAAAGTATATTCTTCTTTTGTAATTTTAGATGATAACAGTACTGGTGCAGAATAATCCCAATAAATAATTCCTACACTTGGTTCAGGAAAATCATCTAAATATAATAATGGAGGGACATTATCTGTAGTATTTTTAAGAACAGATACACCTTTATCTGATTTGCTTAAACTAGATGCTTCAAAGTTTTTACCATTATAAGTAGTATTAAACTCATCAATACCATATTTAGTTTTTACAAGATGGTTCAAATAAGGACCTAATTGATTAGGTGTAGTAGTTACTGAAGCTACATAGGTATATGGATTTATATTAGTAATAAACAGTTTTACTAATTGTTTTGATAAATTAGTTTTACCTGAATTACCTGAAGAAGTTTCTAGTTTCCAATTCCAAAATCTATTACCAAATCTTGCTCTAGCATATTGATAATATCTTTTAAGTTGAACGCCTTTACCTCGTTGAAGTGATTCAATTATACCATTACCTATATCACCGCCTTGTGCCACAGTAACTGCTGCATAAGTAGAAATAGGGTCTTCGGTATGAGACCCATTAAGTTCTTCAGCATATTGCGTGAAATAATGACGATATCTTGTTGTACCGAGACCCATATATTACCTCTATGTTTTTGGTTTTTCTTTAAGTGGGTTGAAGTTATTTGCTGATGTTTTGGTAGCAATATCTGCATCCATTTCTGCATCAGTAACATAATCTTGATAACCATCTGGCATTGCAAATGTATCAATAGGCATACTAAACATTTTATGTGCTGCCCATGTCATCATACGGTCAATACCAAGTGCAGAGTATGAAGACGGAGCCATAGTAGCAATATCTGCTGTTTTCTTAGCAGCCCAACCTGATTGTGCTTGGTTCATAAACTTAATGAAACCATCTCGTTCGAATCCTACAGCTTGTGCTTTGTTTACAGCAATTTGAGCACCAAGTACACCACCAATAGGTTTACCATCAATACGGTCATTATATTGAGCTTTAGCTGCTTTCATTTGCTCTTTTAATGCAGCAATTTGACCATATGCTGCTGCAGTTTGTGCTTTAACCAATGCCAAACCTTCTTTCTCTTTTTCGAGTTGTTGTGCTTGGAGTTTAATAGCTGCTTTAGCTTGTACTTTTTGAACATCTGCTAACATTACCTGTTTAAGTTGTAATTGAGTTTGAGCGTCTGTAAGTTTGGTATCTTCAACCAATTTATTATTTGCAAGAGCTTGTTGGTCAAGCTGTAAAGTTTGTAATTGAGTAGCAATACCAGCTTGTTTAACTTGTTCTTGAAGAATATAAGCTTGTTCTTTAAGATGTTCATTCTGTAATCTTTGTGCATCAGTTTGAGCCAAGATTAAATCAGTTTGAGCTTGCATTTGAGGGTATTTCTCTTTTTCTACCCATACTTGTACTTTAAGTAATTCTAACTGTTTAAGTTGTACTTCTAATTGAGCATACTGTAAACGAAGTTGTACCGGTAACATAAGCATTTGAGCTTTTGCTTGTAATACTGCAATAGCTGCTTGAACTGCTTGAACTCTTGTTAAATAAGATTGGTTCAGGATATTAGCTTTCTCTAATGCAAACTGAGAAGCTGTCTGCAAGCCTTGAACCAATAAAGTAGAATAAACACCTGCAACTTCTGTTTTAGAAATAAGATTTCTATTAGTCATCATTTCTAACTGGTTCATAACACTTGAACCAATGAAATCAAATACACCTGTACCATCTACTTCTCTTGTAGTGAGGTCAGTGTTTTCTACTTTAACTAAAGGAATATCAAGGTCTTCTAAGCTTAATTTATCTAAAGCTTCTAGAATCTTTTTAAGCTCTTCATTTTCTTCTTCAGGAACGATATCAAGTTGCTTAAATGGTGCATTCAAATATGCAGATAAATCAGCATAATCTTCAATCGTTTTTAATGGATACTTCTCTCTATACTCTGTAATTGCTTTCTGTAGTTTAGGATGAAGTAACTCATAAATTTCTGCTTGCTTATATGCAGCAGATAAGAACTCTACTAACTGGTGAGCATCTGGAATCTTATCAATTTCATCAGCAATCTTGTTGATGTCTTCTACAGTTTTCCATCTATACTTTACATTACCGTTAGCGTCTAAATCATCTCCACCAATATTCTTAACAGAATCTGGAATATTAATGTTTGGTACGCATAACCAGATGTTTTCACATGCTGCAGCACTATTAGCAAAACCACTATCACCATCAACTACTTTATCAAAGACATATCCTGCACTGATATGATTACCTTCACTATCGAATGGTTTAATAGCTTTAGCACCAGCTATATCAATAAATCTTTGAATAACTGCATCACCAGTTAAAGAATTATTTGAGAACTGAGATACATCATAAGTCTTACCTAAACCAGTAATAGGTGAGCCATAGAAGTTATTAAAATTGTATGCACCAGTACCATTAGTTCCAGTATTTCTGTTACCGGAATTATTGGTTACAGGTGTTGGACCTTTAGGAATTTCTTCAATACCTACAGGTGAAATAATATCTGTCATAATTTTCTCCATTAAAAAAGCCTAGCTAATTTTAAACTAACTAGGCTAGTATCACTAATCGTTTTCAGATTGTCCAGTATTGTTTACTGCTTGTTGTTCAGCTAGTGCTTTTAGTTCTTCTTCTGTAAGGGGAGGAAGTTCTACAATACTAAAGCACGGTAAGTATTTAGGTTTGGACATATTATCAATATGCTGACGTAAACGAGGATGTCTTTCAGATTTACGATGGGCATACTTCATAGTTTTCAATACTTCTACTAAGATACGTTCTGCATGCCATACAGGTGCATTTAAAGGAATTACACGTCTAATCGGTGAGAAGTTAGCGTTACCTGCAGTTACAGTAATAGCAGTCCAGTCTTGTTTACTTGGGTCTAATACATTAATTTGGAAACGTACTAAAGCAGTAGCTTTGTCGATATTAGCTAACACTTCTGGAGCTAATTTCTCTAAGCTTTGACGACCTCTAGTACCACCTGAATTAGCAGCTTCTTGCTCTGCAATACGAGCTTGTACTAATTCTTTTAATTTCGCTGTAGTGATATTGTTTGCATAAGAAACACCACGAATATTCGCTTGTTCTTTCCAATAATCACGTTCGTTGATTTCCATATCATCAGTAGATACGTTTACATTTGTTTGTTCAATAGACATATATTGTTCCTTCTATTCTGTTCTTCTAGGAATAAGGGGTTCTTTCGAACCCCTATGAGTTACACCAATATTACATTGGAGCTACAGTTTTGATAACACCGATACGTTCAGGACGTTTAAACATGATACCGTACCACCATTTGATAGATACGAAACCAATTTCACCGTATGGGTCTAACAAGCTGTAAGACTGGTTAGGTTTTTGGTGATGAATTTGGAATTTGTTATTCACACCATTTGAACCATCGAATGAGATACAAGTGAATGCATCAGTACCGATACATAATGCTGGGTAAATGTTGTATTTACCGTTTTCTTGTGCAAGACCGAATTGTGGGTCTGCTGCAGCACCTGCACCCATCCAACCTAACATACCTTCTACATAAACTACACGGAATTTGTCGATGATACCAACTTCATCTTCCATAAGTTTAGAGATACCTGCACCATATTGATGAGCATGGATAAATGCTGGGTTACCAAAATGGTCTTTCATTTGTTCTAAGATATTTAATACTTCAGGACCTACGAATAGAGTACGGTAAGTAGTTGCAGTACGAGTATCTAAGTTAGTTGAACCAAAGATATATTTGGTTTCACGTGGAGTTTGGTTATCGTCTAATGCACGAGATAAACGGCGAATCGCTTGGAAAGAGATTAATGAAGTTTGGTCCATAGTATCATCAGAGATAGCATTACCTGAATATACGATAGTACCTGCACCGTTTAATAAGTCAGCTTGTAAGCAGTCTTCAGTTAATTGTTCTGCTGCTTCCATAGCTTTTTGGTACATACGAGAAACAATTTGTGGGTCTGAATCGAAGTTCTCTAAATCTTGAGAATATTCATAGAAGAAACCAAATTTGTTAAATGTACCTTCAGTCCATGCACGTGAGAAACCAACACGGTTTACACGACCACCTTCTTCAGTTAATACCGGCATTGCACCTAAGATTTTACCGATATCTTTAGAAGAACCATAGAAGTTACCGTTACGGATATGTACGCCACGAGCGTCAATACCTTGGTCATTTAAGTTAGCATCATGAAGTAAAGGAATATCTACTTCAGCACGGATACGCTGACCCATATTTTTAGGCATAGCGATAGTATCCGCCATTTTAGAAAATTTACGTTTCTTTGCTAATGCAGGAATGATTTTCTTAGTATAGAAAATACGTTCATATTGTTGTGAACCAACAGAAGATTGTACTGGAGCACCACGTAGACCTTGTGGGTCATTGTATAAGTTAGCACGTGGTGAACCGATACTTGGAGCATGGGCATTAGCCATAGTGTTTACATCTGCTTGTGTTGCAGTGTCGATTGGAGAATTAACTGCCATAGTAATTTACCTTAAAGATTAATATTGTTAGCTTGTAAGTATTCTTCCCAGCTATTGTATTTAGCTAGTTCTTCTTCATTGGCATTCAATAATGCATCAATTCCACTATATGACTGTTGTCTTTGTGGAGCTTGAGTATTATTAGGAATACCTGCACTTGTCGGAGCTTTAGGTGCTTGGTTTTTCGGTTGTTGATTTTGAACCAAGTTATTACCTACAACTCTTGGAGCACGTTGAGAAACGTTATACTTACTTGGATTTTGAGATTGAAGTTGTTCTGCAACATGAGCATAAGCATCAATAGGCTTAATGTTTGCAGGAACGTTACCTAGTGCATATTCTTTTTCAAGAACTGCTAATGTATCATTCATTAAACCATTCTCAGCATGACGTTGTAAGTTATCTAGAATTACTGGATTAGAATAAACTTCAAAGAAGCTATCTTGGTCCAAATTCTTAACATAACTTAGTACACGCTGTCCTGCTTCAGAACCTTGTAACTCTTGTGTCTTTTCATCAAAAGCTACACGTTCATCAGTAGGTAAATAGTTCTTAGATTGATACGGGGTTTCTTCTAAGTCAGGCAATTCATAAGTGTCGATTGACTGGTCTTTAAGGAACTTAGCAACTGCTGCTTTATCCCCTTTAAGTAGGTCAATAGCGAAGTTAATCTTGTCTGCTTCTAATAAACCATTTTGCTCTAACGATTTTAAAATTTTTCGGTGTGGAGCTAGTTCACCCATCTTCTTGTGATAGTTCATACCGAATTGCATTAGTTTTCTAATGTCGTCAGGATTATCTACTTGTACATCCTGATGGTTTGCTCTGAAACTTGCAGTAACAAGTTGTCTGAACTCTGCATCAGTAAGCTCAGTAGTTTCTTCAGTCGCTTCACCAGTTAGTTGTTCTGATTCAGATTCTGAAGTTGTAGATTCTTCTGTAGTCTGGTTATCACTAGGTACTTCTTCCTGTTCTTCAGGTTTCACACCTTGTTGAGCCATAAACTCTTCAAAGGTATCTACATTTTCTAATTGTTCATCGGTAGCACTTGCTAGTACTGAACCAATGTCTAAATTATCTTGTACTTCTACAGGTTGATTCGTAGTATTTTCAGTAGTCATTATTAGACCTCAAATTCTTTTAATAGGTATCCGGAACGAGTCCAAGCATGGTCATTTGCTAATAATGCTTTGAACTCATCAATGCGATTAAGCTTAGTAATGTTAAGACAATGTTCATTAGTAATATAATTCTCATACTGTCTTATTTCATGAATAGCTCGTTCTACATTGTCGATTTGACTTTTAATACCTTTTAAATAGTCATTGCTAGAAGAGCATTTATCTCGTTCATATCTATCCTTTAACTCAGTAAGTTTAAGATGTAGATAGTTTTCTAAACTTTCAATAGAATTAGCTCCACCATTAGCGATGAGATTATGTAACTCTACTTTATGCTTCACGCTTTCACGTGTTAATAATGATACACTTTCAGGAAGCTTATATTCTGACATATTAACCTCTAACAGTATCAGTATAAGCTTCAATTAACTCTTCATCAGAGGCTCTAATGAAAGATTTTGCATACATGCCTTCTGAATCAAGTTGTTTAATAAATTGGTCGAATAAACCAATAGATTTAATACGGTCTACTGCAGACTGTTTAGTGATATCTGCAGTTGCTGTAGCTAGGTCTTCTTTCACAATACGTTGTAAATATAAACCTTGATAATAATCACGGAATACTAATTTAAAATCTGGATTATCCATTAAACGCCATAATGCTTCAGCACGCTCTAAAATAAGTGCTTGGTTCTTACGTTCACGTTCAATTTGTTCAATTAGGTTTTCTTCAACCATTTTATAGTCCTCTTATGTTAGTCTATTAGATTTGGTTCTGTACAGTACTGCCATCACCACGAATATAGTTACCTAAACCATCTGCTCTGAATAATCCATCAGGTACAGCACCTAGCTCAGGATTTGGCAATTTTCTTAAATTATTATGTGCTTGTCTAGCATTTTCCCTATTTTGTGCTTTTTGTGATAACTTTTTTGGTTTTTTATCCTGTCCTTTAGCATCTGCCACAGCTCTTTTAGTATCATTATCCATCTGAGCTTTTTGTAAGGCATTTTGTCCTTTAAGCAACTCAGTAGCAATTTTACCTTTATTTTGTGCTTCAGCTTGAGCTTGAACAATCTCTCTTTGGCGAGCGTGTTTAACACCTTCTTGTTGTTCCATAAAGTCAAGAGCTTTAAGGTCAGTATCAGCTTGAGTATTACCAATTTGAGCGTCAATAAATGCAGAACGTGCTTGATAGTATTCAGCTTCAGCTTGTTCTTTCTGTAACTTAGCTTTAGCTAATTCTACTTCTAATTGAGCCAATTCTTGTTGAATAGGGTCAGGTTGTGGTTCATAGTCTTTAAGAGCGGATACAAATGTATCTAAGTTATATAATTGACCAATCTCCATCAACATAAGTTTACGTAATCCCCAATCAGCAGATTCACCTAATGTTTGAGCCATGAAAGTAAGTTGTTGTGCTTTACCTTCAGATTCACTATTAGATTTAATTCTAACTGCTAAATGGAAATCACCTTTTAAATCTTCTCTACGAATAGTAATAAACTGGAACTGAGTAAGTGAAATAACTTCTTCTTCATCTAACCATTCCATATTCATAGCTAGAATTTTATTACCAACTTTCTCTAAGCCTTTAGAGATACGGAACATGATATCACCTTCACGTTGGTTAATCGCTGTTACCGCTTGGCTCATACCGGCAGCTACTTGTCCGTATGCATTACCATCAATACCACCACTAAATGATTTAACCCCTGTAATAGCTTCTGCTTCTGCATATTGCATTTGTTGAAAAGCCAACATAGATTGAGGTAATTCATTTGCAGTATGCATATAAATAGCTTCTGCAGGATGAGCTACTGGGTTGTATTCATAATCTTCACCACGATTGAATCTCTGTTTGTTTACAATATCTAAGAAACCTTTAGGCATTGCTACTTGTCCATTAGCAGAACGAGCATTAATGTCTACCATAGCTCTTGTTAGAGCTTGAGAGATTTGTTGATTATCTTGGATTAATTCACTATCTGGTTCACCATATACAGATTCTTTTACTGGTAAATATGGAATAACTACAAAAGGTAGTTCGTTATCAGGGAATGGATTTCTTTCCAGTTTAATAAACTTACCATCAGCAATAGTCGCACAAATAGCTTGAGCAATACCTGTTCCATCAATGTCCCAGTATCCCCAATATTCGTATACTGTAATCTGTTTACGTGCTTCATCTTTAAATTTAAAACTCTTCTCGATGTTATTATTGTTATCTAACATATCAGCAAATACTTCGTTAGGTAACGCTGCAAGAGTATTCATATCACCAATATCAATAGGTGAATCAGAATCTAGGCTTTTAAGGTTATTATAAGTATTTGGTGATTTCTGGTTCATCATACGAAGAGTAGATAAATCAGTTTGATATTTATATACAACAAACTTAGCTTTAGAAAAATCACCTTCACATGTAGGGTCAATTACTAAGTCAGCAGTATTAATAACTTTAACAGAAGGTCTGTTTTTAGTAGATACTACTTCAGATACAATTTGAGTTTGTCCTGTATCTTGTGCAATAACTGGCATACCATATTCATAAGTAGCTCTTAAACTTTCTTGTAAATCCGGTGGAGCATTTTTAAAGATTTCTGTTTCTGCACTATCAGTAATACCTGTTTGTTGTTGTTCTTGGTTAATCTGTTCTAGTGCTTGCATGATAAGCATAGTACCTTGCTCATCTGCTTCAATATATTCGTATACAGGAATTTCTCTTTCTTTGGTTTGTTGTTCTACTTCCCAACCTACACGAACAATAGCAGTACCTTCATTTACCATTGTACGAACCAATGTATTAATAAAATGTACTTTATCAATAAGAGTATTAAATTGGTAATTTAGAACCAGAGTATTCTGAAAGGAAGCTTCAATAAATTTAGGGCTAGAAGCTGTAACTTGGAATAGATTACGTTCATTTAAGATAGCACTTGCTAGTGCACTATATCGCCACTCTGCAAGTTTACGAGCCATACGAGAAGTAACACCACTTCTACCAGATTTAATTTTAGATTTATCAGTAATTGGATTTAGCAGATTGAGCCAGTTCTGAATACGACTAATGTGATACTTATGTGCAGGGAGTGCTTGTTTATAGTCCCCCATAAGGTCTTCAACTTTAGGTTCTTTCTTCCAGTTAGTTAGCTTTTCTGCAGTTCTACCAGACAATACAGATATTAACTGTTGTACCTTGTCTGTAGTGCTACTTTCAACATTTGTATTATCTTGCATAAAAATCCTTAGAAGGATAGCCCTATTGCTAGGGCTATATTAAATATTAAAGATGACCGTCACCTGCAGGTACACCAACTTCGCCGGTAGCAGCAGGAGTACCTTCTGGAACTACTGGAGTTACTTCAGTAGGTTTTTCAGTAGGTTTCTCTGTTTTATCTGCTTTATCAGCTTTAATAGTAGAAGTTACTACAGGACGTTCGTTAGGTTCATCGAATGCAGTATCTTCAACTTTAACATCGTGAGTAACTACAGTATGAGCTTGTTTAACTGTAACAGTACTACGGTCAGAATCAGAAATAGTTTCTACTACACCGATTAAACGTCCATCACAAGGATTGCCATCTACTAATTGGTAAGCTGGGTCTTTGTATTCTGGTTTAAATACTTTAACAGGTTCTTCCACAACGAATGCACCAGTAACAGGTACAACCATTTTAGGATGAGGACACACTGCATTTTGACGTAAAGGGGTAGATGCAATGTCAGAGAATGATTTGCCTTTATAAGCGTCATCACCACCATAAACTGAACAGCCGCAACCGCCTTCTACGCATTGGTCTGGTTTACGTAAACCATTTGCACGTTCGATACGTACACGTTCTTCATAGCGTAAAATTGCCATATTTGTTTTTCCTTCTGTTTATTGGCTCTTTTGAACCAATGTAGATGATATAATATTATTCAACGATTTCAAAGTGTGGGGCATCAATAAATACCTTATTCCCTACTTTTCTTCGTGCATCACTGTAATCCTTCACCATTCGCATTGGAGAGCGTTTATCTCCATTTAGCTTAGCCCAACATCCACCCCAACGAATATTCACATTAAGAGCTTCTGCTGCTTGTTGCATAGCATATGCAATAGGATAAAAGGCATTTATTTCCCAGTTTACAGGGTAAGGTACTAAGTCTACTGCATGAACAAATCCATCGTCTTGTTTAAGATGCTTGGATTTTAGTGTCTGACTAACACCTTTTTTCACATTAGCTTGTTGTTGTGCCAATGAGCGTTCACCCTCTGTAACTGAGAAATCAGTAGTAGAAAGCTCAATAGCTTTTTGCACTACTCTGACTAAATCAGGATGAACATTGGTTAATTTATTTAGAGATTTACTACTTAATTTAAAACTCATTTAAATTTGTCCCTTAAGAATTTCTTGGCTAATTCTGGAGCTATATCGGAAATCACCTCAAGAATATTTGTTCCAATCATAGCACCAGTAAGAGCTATCAAACCAAGATAACCAGTTTCGATTGTCGTCATGTAGGTTAATCCTAAAGAGATGCCGCAATACACACCAATCAAAAAATTTACTAATCTTTGTTTAAAAGTATACTTATTTTCGTCCATTGAGGATTTAATAGAGCCAAGCAAACTACCACATATTACTAGAATATGCGGTGCGAATTCATTTAGCAGCTCCATAATTTACCTTCTTCTCTTGTTTGACGAATAAAGCTCCACCTAAGAACCAGAAGCCTAAAAAGGTAGAAACAATTACCATAGGGTTTAATGGTGGATAAATAGTTACATATTTGTAAGCTATAATAAATTCGATTAACGCACCAAGTAAAAGAGAAATATATTTATATAAATCTCGATTCTTACAGTAAGAAACCGGAGCTATGCTTACAATCGTTGTAAGTAAACAAGCTAATAACAACCAAACCAATGTAGTAAATTTTGGCTCAAAGGTATTAGGTAAGTCTACTTCAATGATTCCATAAACATGACTTATACATAACATAAGCCAAATAGCATGGAATCCTAAGTTATAGATACGTACATTGCGTGTATCAACTCCGTATAGCCATTTTAGGATTCTCATAAGTTACTCCTAGAAGTTATTAGTTTCTTCATAAGGGTCAAATGTAATACGCAATTTGAAATATTTACCTTCTACTTCAATCGGGTCTAAACTCCATTTTTCACGTTTAATTGTGTTATTTATGTAATCTGGAACGGATTGACGGTTAATATCAAGAGATTTATTATACTCAAACCCAGATGTTTCCACAGATACTTCGCCAGTAAGTGCGCGTTCATCAGCAGTTACAAGTTCGTACTTCATTTTAATACTACTTAAATCGAGGTTACGTATCACAGTATCATAGTCACCGTTTATTAAGTAGTTGTTAATAATTTCTGAATTACTAAGTTCTCGTAATGCACTCAAACTTACCTGAGCACCTACACTATATGCACTATGTTCTAAAATAGATTTAGCTGTACCTTCTTCATAAGGAAGTTTAGGATAAGGTACTTGGATTTCAGTAGGTTTAACTACTGGATGCCCTTCAGAATTCGCATAACGTTTCTTAGTAACAAGAGTAAGTGTTTTACCTGCATTAGCTTCGTTAAAAGCTTTTGTGCTGGTGATGTCACTTTCATTAATTTCCACATAAGCATTTGTAGAATTGAACTCACTATTTTTTAAAACCTTTCCATCCACTTGGGAAGTAACAGAATTATTTGCAGGTAAAATAGTAATAATACCTTTTTCAAAATGAACTTCTGCAGTAATAGTTTCAGAAATACTTTCATTCACTGGTGTACTACGAGGTTTTTTCTCTTTCTTAAACGCATCAGTCATAAGCTGAGTAGCCTTATGACGGAATTTAGCGAAGACTGTTTCTATATAAAACTCATCATCTTCTTGTGGTTCTACATAGTTAGTTACTACTTCAAACTCATCTTCAACATTCTCTACATCAAGAATTGCTGTCAATTTACCATTAACTTCTTTAATGGTTACATTATCAATGTCAGCACCAAATACTAATTTTTCTGCCATACATTTATCTCCAATTATTTATTATGAAAAGAAACCAATCAAATCAAGAATGTATCTTTGACCTTCTCTTAAACCACTACCATAAACAACGTTGTTACCTGCGTTTAGCCATACGGAAGCACCATCCCATACTTGAGTTTCAATTAACTCTAAATTTCTAGGGGCATTAGCAGGAAGTCTGAATAATGGACGTAGATTTCCAGAATCTTTTACCATTTTAAAGTCTAAGTGGATTTTACCTATACCATCTAAAACAGTAAGTTGTCTGCGTTCTTGTTTATCATAATCTCTATCGTTATTTGTAGTAATAACATCTTTACCCAAAATAAAATCTAGTTTAAAAGATTTACCTATTTTGCGGGTTCTTACTTTATTATTTTCAATGATAAAGTCGTCATCGTGAAAGTCGATGTCTTGTGCTACTTTCATTTATACTCCAAAGGGGGATTTCTCCCCCATATTAGATTATTTAGCAAGCAAGTAACCTTTAGTATCACCCGCCAAGTTTTGTACTTCTTCACCTTTAAGCACTTCAAGCAACGCTGCTTTCGCTTCCGGTGATTTAAGTAAGTCAATTACTGTAGTTTTGAAATCTGGTAATGCTTTGATTTCAGTCCAGTAATCTGCTGCTGATTTTGGTGCATCTACGAATTTAGCTAAATCCGCTTCGATTACAGAATCATCAGATAAAGTTAATTTTAACTTGTTATCTTCAGTTAATTCTGCGCCTTTTAATTTAACATCAACAGCTTGAGCTGGAAGTTGTAATTCTTCAGTAGTTTCGTCTGACTTAGTTACTTTAACTTTGTCGCCAACGATTTCTACCTTAGTAATTGCAACTGTTTCTGCAGGTAATGTTACTTCACCTTTTAAACCATCATCGGTGCGGGTGAATTTAACGTTACCAGAGTTATCTGGTTTAACTTCAAGACGGTCGTCTACTACCTCAGTTGTTTTACCAACTTCAGGTTTTTCCATAAATTGAATAACTGCCATGGCTAGTTTTTTCCTATTTTTGTGGGTTGTAAAAATGTAGCCCCGTAGGGCTACGGTTTATAAATAGTCGTTGCTATCTTCGATATGTAAAGGAGGATTATTTGTGACATCTACAGGGTATGCTTTAAAGCGTACCGTACCTGCCCAGTTCTGAACATCCACTAACTCATCCTTACGAACAAATTTAGTGGTGTCTACTTTGTCACCTGTAGGCGCATCTTCGAGCGCTTTAACACGTGCAGCTAATGCAGAATCATCGTACACAGTGTCTTTGTCCTCTTTACTTTCTAAAGCTGCAACTCGAGCTTCTAGAGCAGATGGGTCAAAGATAGTGTCCTTATCTTCTTTGTTTTGTAGAGCTTCAATCAGATTACGAATAGCAGTATCGTCATATACTGTATCCTTATCTTCTTTTCCTTCTAACGCAGTGATACGTCCAATCAAAGATTCTGGGTCAAAGATTGTATCTTTGTCTTCTTTAGATTCTAACGCTTCAATACGTTTAACCAGAGCAGAGTCATCATATACAGTGTCTTTGTCCTCTTTTGATGCAACTTCTTCTACTTTAGATTTTAATTCTTCTAAAGCTTTAGAAAGTTCATCTACTTTTGCGGTATCTGCATCAGTTTTAGCTTTACCTAAAGATTCATCTACAACAGCAATAGATGCTTTTAAGTAAGTACAGTTATCGAATGTAACAATTACTTCTTTACCTACTGCAGTAATAGATTCAATCTTAAATATAGGACAACAAGGGTTTTTAGCTTTTTCCGCTTTCTCAGCTTCCAAAACTTTAATCTTTTCGAGAGCTTCTTCTAATTGCTTTTGGCAATTAGCTTGTACTCTACGTTCTGCACTTCGGTTGTCAAAATGCACAGTTTTATCGCATGGATTGCAACAAGACATACCATCCCCTATTTTTGTTTAATTCTACGTACAATTAAACCAACAATACCTAAACCAGTAATGAACCAATGTTTCCACTGTTCAGGTAATAAGTCAGCTACCGCTTGTACATTTGCATCAAGTACAGGGGTAACAGCAACACCTGCTAATACCCAAGTACTCCATGAACGTACATAATCTTTAAACTTGATTAATTCCATTATAATTTCCATCCTGTATGTGTATGAGCCACTGGATTACGATACCAAGTACGTCCATAAGCTTGAGCACGTTCTAATGAGAATGCTTTTGCCCAATTATTATTACGATCACCAAATCTTAGTTTAGCATCCTTAGTATTTACAATGACATTAGGAATGCCGTATTGGTTTGCTTGTAAGTATGGATTTGCAATCACAGGTGGATTATGTGAATCATTTAAAGATTTAACAGTACCACCGTTAGTGTACACACCTTCTAATCCTGCAGGGTAATTTGGTTTTGGATTAAAATCTACTGTATTTGCTGATTTAGGTTTATATAACCATTCATCTGTAAACACAATATTATAATTTTCACCATTAATATTAATTGCAGGTTGTGCAACAAATCCTAATAATCTTGGGTAACCTCGACGTGTATCTACTGTATCTCGTTCAGAGATATAGATAGGGTCAGTCATAGTAAATTCACGGTCTCTAAGCTGGTCAATTAATACGGTAAATGTTTCTACATTACCGCCCGGTAATTGTTTATGATATTTTAATAAATAATCATCTTGAGGTGCTACAGGGGCTAATGTATCAGCTCTTACAAGAGTAGGACGAATTGTATAAGTATTTGTAACATCATCATAAAAACCAGTACAACCAATTCCATCAAAGTATGCTGTAGATGGTACTCGTTTTGTTCCATTCTCAAAATTTAAAATATCACTAGCCTTAATTAGACTAATTGTATAATTACCGGTAGGGTAATTACGCCATTCATCACGAATAGCATTAGATGGAACATCTGGACTTGGTTCAGGAGCTGGAGTAGAGTCTTTGCAACATACATCTAAACGAGCTTTTAATTTAGCAAGTTCATCTTGTAAAGCAGCAATACCTTGTGCATTACCTTGTACTTTATTAGTCAAGTCTTGTACTTGAGAATTTAAAGCTTGAAGTAATTTACCTTGTAATGGTAAAGCAGTTACACGTTGCCATTTAGTCCAAACACCTGCATTGTACATACCAGAGTTAATATCTACTTCATACGGATTTAAATTACCTTGTGTATCCATACCAGCAGAGTATGCACGAGTGTACATAGCTACTTTAGTAGTGCCTTCTTCGTTGCTTGGATATTCATCTACAACTACTTGAATAACTTCAGTAGGGCTTGCAAATTGATAACCAGTAAAGTCAGCATTTTGGTCTTTATACTCAGCGTGAGTATTCGCTGCATCAACTTCTTCTTTAGTACCAACTAAACCATCAGTCATTGCACTTGGAAAACCAACAGTAAACTTATCGCCTTCACCATGACGGTTGATTTTACCGTAGAATGTAGTTAAACCTAATTTACGTAATGCTGGAGTATCAGCAAGAGTATTTAAGTTTTTATTGGTTACATCTTGGATTTGAGGTTTAAGGAATAACTCATTATTACCATTGAAACCAAAGTCAGCTTCAGCAACTTTTAAATTTAAAGGTTTTTCTTTAGTACCATTACCAGATACACCTTGACCTACAAATACTTCTGCACCTTTTTCTTTAAGTTCTTTGAACTTGGTATCAGTAGCAGTATTTGCAGTATTGACCGCATCTTCTTTAGCTTTTTCGATTGGTTTGTCAATGTTTTCAGTTTTCCATTCATCACCAACTTTAAGTTTACCTTCAGGAGTAACTTCTAAACCAGCACCTTGCTGAACCAAGTCATTTAAATCAACTTCCCATTTCTGAGTTTTTTCATTGAAACGGAAACCTTTTTGTTGGTCTAAGTCTTTCTCTGCTACAAACTTAGGTAGTTCTAATGTAGTACCGTTAGCATTAGTAATAGATAAAGTACCATCTTTATTTTGCTCAATATGACCAAATTTAGTCATAGGAATAATAAGATGTGAACCATCTGATAATTCTAAGTTAAGCTCTAAAGCACCAGTTTCTTTGTTTGGTAAAATACCAAAATGCTCTACACCTTTAAGATTATCAATAGCTGCTTGTAATGCTGCATCTTTATCTTCTAATTCTTTAATTTTATGGTCATATTCACATGAAGTAATGAACTTACACCAACCATCATCTTTAGAAGGATATACTGGATTTTCACACACATCTGCTTTACAACCACATGGGTCACAAGGGTCTGCTACTTTTTTATGTGTAGAAGCTTTCACTTCTTTTGTTGAAATCCATACTTCGCCATTACGTTGAACTACTGCACCAATAGGGTAGTCTTCATATGTACTAAATTCAGGAATACCATGAATAAACAGGTATTTTAATAAAGCACTATCATAGAAAAACACTGTATTAAGGTCTTTCATTTGTAAATCGCCTTCAAGCGATTCTAAGCCGTATTCAAAGTTTTGGTTTGCAATATTTTCGTAGTCTTCTTTAGCTACTACTACATTAGTGCCAAATTTAACCGGTAAATAATTACCTTGCATTGCATCTGCACCAAATACTTTAACGACATCAGGACGTTTAATTTGCATATTTAATCACCTGTTTATGAGTACTTGAAATACTTGATGGACGTTGGTTTGTAGCTTTTACGATTAAGCGAGTAGAGAGAGTTTTCGGAACAGTCTCTGCTACAGTTTCGGATACTACAACCATTTTGGCATCCACATCTTTGTGTTGTTCTGCACGGTGTGCAACAATCACGAGTGGGCTGGCAACTGAGGACGTATACGACTTTTCTGATACGGTTGCACCCACAACTTCTTTGTGTTGGTCTACAGCACATCTTGAAACTCCAAGAGGATTTAACGTGTTGCTATTATCTACAACTACTGGATAGCTTAATAAGTTAGCAGCAGTAGAAGCATCATTAATGAAATCACCTACAGTTCCTTTCATACCTAGATGGAATCCACTCGCACTAAACTCAGGGAAACGGTATTGTTTTAACGCTTCTGTCCATGCCTGTCTTACAGGACCAATAGGTAAGCGTTCTACCATTCTTGATAGAGCTTGATGCAATTCTGGATAACCGGCTAAAGAACTATATCTATTCCATTCTACCCATCCATCAGGAATGTCTTCAGTAGAAAGAATATGAACCAATGAACCAATAGGTAAATCTTTATTACCTAAACCAGTACCAAATCTTTTTGAACCAAGAACTTTATAAAGCTCTGGATAGATTACAGGATTAAACTCAGCACCTTCTACATAGTCCATATAATTATCTAATTCAGTAGTTACAGGAACAGTAAGAATAGTACCTACAGGATTGGTATCTTTAGGTTTACCATTAGGGTAATCATTGTGATGTGAGCTATTCGATTCAATTACAAATCTTCCCCAATGAGAAGTTTGTGATACATGTTTAATATTGTTATCTACGAAGGATACATATAACCCACCTTCAAAAGTAACAATAGAACCTTTAGAATAAGCAACATTCAATGAGAATTCTGGTACACCACGATGGAACAAGTAATTCATATTACCTGTAACAAAGTTCATTGCACCATTAAATAGTTCAGGGGTAACCTGTTCTACACCAGTTTCATACGATAATCTGTCTGCATTAGCAAACGCATTATTACTTTCTGTTGGTAAGACATTACCTTTAGCATTAGTTTTTTTACCTAACTTAGCTAATTTAGCAAAGATAGGGAACTCGCCTAAAATACGATTTAGCATAAGTCTTCTCCCTCATCTTTAAGTAAACGTTCGTAGTTTGCATGCATAACGTTAAAAACTCGGTTTTCAGGAAGTTTATAATTTAAACGTTGTCTATTAACGTCTTCGTTATTACCCCATTTTTCAGATTCTTTAATCTGTTTTAGTGCCTTAGCACTAGCTTCTTCTGAACCAAGAAATAGAGCATCAGTCACTGCATCACTTGCTTTAAGATGTTCTAACAAGAGCTTAGTTTCATCTTGTATTTGAACAGCTTCTTTTAGCACACGCATACCATGTTTAAATTCTGCGTGTTGTTGCTGCATTGCTTTACTATATTCAACCAAATCATTTTTATATTTCGTGTAATCTTCACAAAGATTTGCTTTGTATTCTTCAATAAGTCTGGTTAAACCACATTCATATTGAATATACATATCTTCGAGTAGCTTAACATTACAGTTAATTGTCGCCATTGCTTCTTTAAAAGAAACTTCATGACGATTAATTTTTTCTTGGATGTCGTCAAGCTGACACACAAAATGTTCAATACGTGGTGCTAATTCAGAGATTACCGGCAAGTTTTTTTGGATAGATACGATAGCATTTAAAGCATCAGATACTCTTACAATATCACCAAGATATTGGTTAAGACCATCAAGCTTATACATCTCTCTGCCTACTGTATCAACAGTATGAAGATTTTCTGCAATATGCTTTAAAGTACCTAAATGAAAATACACTTGCTGAACCATAGAAAAAGCATCAGGTGTGAACTGATGTGAAACTAATTGGTTGGGTTCATTAAGATTGTGCATAGGCGGATGTCTATGAAACATTATAACCACCCTCTTAACATAGGTCTGATATTAGTACCTACTGTTGTTACAGTACCAATACCTTGTAATTTAAGCTCTTCTGTAAGTGTTTTAAACTTAGCAAATAGAGCATTGCTTTCCTGTAAATGCTCACCACCCATATTCTGTAACACCAAACATGCAACATAAGTTTGTAGAGCTGTCCTGTATGAAGATGGAATGGATATAGGATACTCACTACTCATTGGTTCTGTTAGTGGAATTTCTGGATGTTTTGCCTGATACTTAATCACTAAGTAATTTTCTGGTGTTCTGCCATTAACTTGAACACAGTTGTATTCCGGAGTGTGGATACTGAACGAACCATAATCATCATTGATAGCATATTCTCTACCTTGTGTAGAGTGTACCGACAAAATATGAAGGACATCATTCTGGAAAGGTTTCTCTACAGTATCCATAATGTAACCACCATTTCTAATCGAATAGTAGTCATCAAGGTAATACCGAGTAATACCATCCCTTAACTGAATTATCACTTCATTTTGCTTTAGAGGAAAATTTGAATAGAAGTATTCAAGCCCTTGATTTAAAGCTTGAATAACTTGCGGCACTCTATCGGGATTCAACTCCCAAGCACCGATTGGAACAAGAGGTGAACTTTGTAATTCACCTAATGCAATAGATTGTAAGAAATCTTTTAACTTCACCATAAAACTTATACCAAATAATCATTTAATCTTAAATCACTACCTGTATTGGTTTCATTGAAGAATGGGTCGATATCGTCCATTTCTTGTGAAGTTCCTTTACCAAGATTAGCTTGTTGCTCTGAAGGGTATACAATAACCATTTGGTCTAGCTGTGATACCATATCAATAGCATCATCATGTACAGATTTAATACCATCAATAGTTACAGTAGACAATTCTTCAAGCAGTTCTTGTATTAAGATACTATCTTTCAATTCTTCTGGCAAGAAGAATTTCTTTTGCTTAAACACTGGTTCAGTCAAGCGGAATCTATCCATTTTATTTGTACGAACAGCAATACCTTCTTTCGTACTTTCTCTTCCTCTTGCTACTGTAAACCAAATATTACGTCTAAGCATCTCATCTTTAATCAAAGGAACAAAGCCCCCTTGTTGCCCTGTTACCTCTATCCCTACTGACATAGGATTATATTTAGAAACAAAATCAAATATCTTATTAAACGTATCGTTCATCAGGAATCTTCCTAATGCACCATCTACTAAATATCTATTCTGTTTATTATCTACAGCCCATACACCTATTACAGTATAGTCAGCTTTTCTATGAGTAGAAGTAGCAAAGTCGGTAGTGATATACCAGTTATATCTACGTTTATTCTCTAGAATCTCTTTTCTCTTGAACCAAGAAATATCTTCATCAAGAATAACTCTATCTTCATCACTTGCAATACGCAGCATCAACTCTTGGTTAAATGCTTTTACTCTTCCGAGTTTTACTGCTTTCTGGAACTTATCCATCATTTCATCATAAGAGAAACGTTCTTTCCAAGCTCCATTAAACTCATTTCTTGCACAAGGAAACTTCGTACACATCGGATATACGTTTGCTTCCCATGCACCGGATTCAATCGCTTGATACAATGGGTCTGCTTTGTTAAACGGAGTACCAGAAAAAATAATCTTATTTCTTTTCGGGTTCATTGCATTATCTACAGCTTTGTATATCAGGTCATATACTTTTTCGAGCTGCACTTTAGAGTTAGCCATTTCATCCGAAATCAAGTCATCGAGTATCGCTAATACAGGACGGTCACCATTACGTTTAAAACCACGCACACCAGAACTTGCACCAAACAATTTTACATACGTTTCTTTACCTTCAATATTCTTAAACACTAGCTCACTGTCTGTAAACTTAGCTTCAGGAATGTATTGTTGTAAAAATTCAGAATGGTTATATCTTGCTTCAACGTTAGTACGAAGAGATTTAGCACCATTCTCCATACTATCTGCTACATAAATAATAACATTACATTTTCCTAAATGAGGAAGTTCATTAAACAGAGCCAAATACAATACAAGCATTTCACCCATCACTACAGTATTGTGCGTTACAGAAACATTTCCTAATAAATAAGATTTTGTATCTGATGCAACAGCAATACATTTAGATTCTACGACTCTACCTGTAATAGGCGTAATACACTTAATCGCTACCCGTTTTCCACGTTTATATTTTTGTGTTGGTTTCCATCTATCAACTTTACGTTGAAGTCTGAATGGGCATAGTTCCCATAATGTAAAATAAACGTTGTAGCTGCCATTATATTCATTTGGTTTAAATTTATAATGAGCGTACCCACCTAACGATTTCACTAACCACTGCACTTGTCGAGCTAACTCTTCATTTACAGTATTGAACGAAAGATTCCCTTTACTATCAATAGTTCCATCTGTATCCATTAACCCTTGTAATAACGCAAGGCGTTCTTCGATTGAACCAAACAATAAATCTTGGGGGATATATTTAGTGTAGCTCTTATGCACACCATAAATATCTTCAACTTGACGAGCTACCCCATATAAAAGATTAAAGGATTTCACATTAGGATTTCTTGAATCTGTTTGAATTTTTCCGGCAGCGTAAGGAATTTCTTTAAGGTAATGCTCTAAATCACATTCACCTGTAGTAATACTTATAGAATTATTACCACGAATACTTCCATCCCCAATGATTACACCCATAGTGTATGCATCAATAGGATACCCTTTAGATTCAAATTGAACTGGTTCACTTACTAACGGAATAAACCATTTAGATTCTTTTCCTGTAGGATTTTTATTAGACACTTTTCTTGTATAGTGAATAGGTCCTTTTTCCAAAAGTTCTTTTGTAGTAAGTTCGTATTCTTTCCAGTAACTTCCATGTTTTCTATCAGCAGATTTCTTTTCGAGAATATGAATATGGTCTTCATTTGCAATAAATGCAGTCCCGTCTTCTAACTCAAATTCATAACACTGATTAGTAAACACTTGACTGGTAGCTGTTACATAAGTAACTTTACCATCTCTATCATATACTTCATCCCCTATTTCCAGCTCCCCGATTGGTCTAAACCCATTTGGCGTAATAATAGGCGTATTTACTTCAAGAGCTTTTCCAGCACCCCGTAAACACAGGTTAGCAATTCTCATATTACTTGAACCAAGAGATTCAACCATACGGTAGTGAAACAAAGGAGAAGTCTGGATATCTTCTTTACCAGCATTCACCATCTTAACGAAGTTCATATACTTCAAAGCAAACTCAGAAGGGACATAACTCTTTTCCCATGCCTCATAGTCTACTTCTCTAAGATATTCTTCTACTGTCTTTGCAGCAACAGTTTTATCCATTATCCACCTCAATAATCACAGCTTCACTCACCTCTTTTAGACGCATCGCCCCACTAGACAATAATTCTCTCTGCTTCCCAGATAGGCTCGCTAATGCATCAGCAAGATGACCAATAGCACCATTGTCTTCTGTAGAAATCTTCAATTCAGCCTGTTTAATCTCAGGTTGTTTCAAATGAGTCATTAAACTATTTGCAGCATCACTTCTTACTTTAGGACTCACTTTATCATCAGTCATGATTTCTACTTGAGTCTTTACAGCCATATGAAAATAGTCTTGATACATAATATGCGTAGGGACCATGAGCTTAGCCATAATCTCTACTACAACTTTATTTTTCGCATAACTATTCGCATATACATACAAGTTAGCATTAGAAATCCCTTCTCTAGCCATCCTTTCTATACGCTCAGGGAAGGTCAGACTATACGCCCTAGTATCAGTATATCCTGCCATCTTATAAGAACAGAACTTCACAGCTTTCACATAATCAGCAAACTTTATCCGTTCCCCTTCTTTAATAACATCAATAACCCCTACTAGATTATCCCTATAATGCTCTCTCATAACAGAGTCCATACCTACAATAGACTCATTCATCATCTTCACACATTCTTCCAGAGTCTCTCTATTCACCTTTCTAGGATAAATCTTCCGTAATCCTTCTACAGATAATAACTCTGGTTCTGGTTCATTCAATATATCTAGGCTTACTTTCTTATCAAAGTCTATATCTACTTCTTTAGGAAAGTCCCCCCTAGCTAACGCTCTATCAGCCTTTTGTTGCTCTTTATCTACAAGAGATACATCTTGTTTCTTAAAATTAAACTTAGTCATATTAACCCCTTATACCAATATTATGAATCCAGAGCATAATACATGAACCAGATAAATTCAACAATACTATCTTCCACCAGACTCTTATCCCCCTTGACGAGGGATAAAAAAAAAAAGCCCCTCATCCAAAACGGAGAGGGGTTATATATAAGGAAATTTATTCATGAAAATCAACTGCCATCAGAGGCATATACAATATACTAAATTGAACCAAAGAAAACAATAAAAATATATAGGGGATTTTTTTTTATTTTTAGGGTTAGGGAAATTTATATTATATATAAGTAAGTTTTTTCAAAATTTAAGGTTACTGAAAATTAAAATTTATAGAAGTAAGTTTAGAACACCTTATACACACGACAATCCTCTTGTCGTATATCCCCCCCCCCTATTCAAACTTTGCTATTTCTAGTACACATGTGCATTCGCTACGCTCATGCATTTACCTATGGCAATTCCGCCATTTTAACTTTATATATATGAGGTGATTTATGTTTGGTTTAGGACAAGCAGTCCGCCAAGTAGCAGGTGCTACTACGGCGGTTATCGGTAGCGTATCAACCACATCAGTAGCTGGCTTAGCTATCTTAGAGAGCCATGCTACTATTCGTAGCTCTAAAGAAGCTCATGAAGAGCGTCTTAAAGCGTGGAAACGCTCAGTGTTTACTGATGTAAAAGAGACTGCAAAGTCTCTTGGATACGCTTCTATCGAGGAACTCGATAACGAAGTAAATAATTACTTCAAATAACATTAAGGGGACTATTATGTCCCCTTTTTTATTTTATATTACACAGAAATAACACTAAATAAACACTAGATATACACTGTATAGACATACAAATAAATGATTCTATTATGAATAAAAAGTGAATAATTATGCAGTAATTATGAATACAATACACATAAATAACATAAAAATAAATAATACTGATACATAATAGATTACACTACATAGAAAGACATAAGAAAAGAATAGAAATGGGGATAGATTAGAGAGGATTTATAGTACACTTTTGCTCGCATTGCGTTGTCTGAATGCAAGCATTCAAGCAACTCAAGTTGCGTTGCAAAAGTAACATATAAAACAATAAAAGTCAAACACCACAATAACTATAATAATTTCAAATAGTTATAACTGTTGTATATAAATGGGGCTTGATAAAAATTACTGTAAACTAATACAAATTGTATAACTAACTATCACTTACTATACATTAATACACTATATGGTCCTATTTTACATAAATACCTAATATCTATCTAAGTACATAACACTCACTTCGTTCGTGTATTTATATATGGACTATTAACAATTTATGGAGGTATTTATGTCCTATGCTATCGTATTTGAAAACAGTCGTTCTGTACCATCAGACTCTGAAAGTCTTACTGATACAATCGCTCAAGCGATTGATATGGAAACAGTAGATAACTATAAATGGTCTATCTGCGAAATAGTGGATAATAATGGAATGGATTGGGTTGATATTGAAAATCCTATCTATCATTGGTTCTGCGAACCAAAATATCCAGCGTAACATCAGAGCCAGTGAATACTGGCTTTTTTATTAACACAAACAAATGGAGAATAAATTATGTTTGATGTTCAACTTGTTATCGACTATAACCGTACTTTTGGTACTCACTTAGACCCAGAGGCGAGATACAACAAATTCACGTTAGCTTGTATGAGACGTAAGCTAGCAGAACGTGGTGTATATGGATATGCATGGTCCTATTAGGAAGTAAGCTATGTTAGGTATACAAATAGTTAGTTCCGACAATAAAAGAGCAGAATATTCTATACACGAAGTAGAAATGTTTGCTCTCTATGGTTATATCAGCGAAAACTTTTGGGAAGAAGTTACAACCTTTGGTGAAATCAAAGCTAAAGTAGATTTCTCTACATTATTAGACTATGTAGAGTTATAACAAAGAAATGGACTCACTGCGTTCGTCCTTTTATATATGGAGCTTAACCAAGAGCATCTCTCACCTGCGTACTCTCATCTCTTATACGCAATTTAGAACGTTCGTTCTGTCCAAATATAGGTGCTCTTCATTAAGCTAAACTAACTAAACCTATACAAGTAAAGGAGGTAATATATGTTAGTGTTTGGAACTGATAACAAAGGTTCCGAGTTCTCTGGTACTGATTTAGAAATCCTAGCGATTTGTGGATTTGTTTCCAAAGAATGGCATAAAGAGTGGTTAGAGACTGGTGAAGTGCAAGCTTCAGTGGACTATAACACTATTCTTGTATGCTTAGAACTCTCGTATTAGCCGAGTTTGACCCAACTCTGTAAATGGGTCATTTATTTTTATTATTGGAGATACATTATGCAAATTACAGTTGAATTTATATCTATGGGAGAACTTGCTATTCTCTCTATGGAGATACCTAGAGATATTCTTCTATCTACGGATGATATTACACCGTATGTAGAAGATTATTTCGGTGTACCAGTGGACCATTTGGTTAGCTGGTCTGCTTAACAGATGTGAGCAAGTGAGTTCTTTGAGCTCGCTCTGCTCGCTCTTTTATTTATGGTAGATAGCCATTAGGTTATCTTTATACAACTGGAGGTTATATGAACAGCATTGTTCACTATATAGGCTTCGGTGCTAGAGCTATTAGAACCAAAGATAATGATTTATATATCTTTGCAACTGATAGCCATACCACTCGTGGTAAATGTGGTGCTCAACTTTATTTTAGTCTTTGTTCTGAGGGCCAAGATACAGTTGCTAACTTCATTGCCTTAGAGTTTCAAGCAAACAACTGTTATATCTATTCCATTGACAGTATGGAAGAGACTATTACAGAAAACAGTTTAGAAGAGTATGAAATCTACAAACATGTAGGTACTCTTCCGCTTGATTTCGGTAAATAGCATTGTTCCTGAATAAGCTTCAGAGTGTGGTGAGCTCGGTAACAGAAATCACTAAAAACTTATACAAACATAGGGCTCACTTTGTTCGCCCATTTATTTGTGGATAGCCGTTTGGCTTAGTTTAACAATCCGTTTGGAGGAAATTATGGAACAACAGTATGATTATGATTTCGATATTTACGACCTAATTGATAAATGGGAGTAAGTATGGATTTTTTAGTTAAACAGATTGGATTAGGTCACAGCATTGCAGTAATTGTTGTGGCTATTCTTACATTATTAGCAGTAGGTGCGAAAGCAGACGCTGTTAAACGTGTGAACTACGCTATTGATTATGAATTAGGCGTAGCTCATTTATGTGACGGTACAGATACAGCTTATGAAGTTCATGGCTGTAAGTACGATTATTCGGAGTACATGAACAAATAGTTCTTTCTTCGAACCAACATCGAGTGAAGTGATACATTGTATGGTTTCGCTTCGCTCAACCTTTTATTTATGGCAATAGTGCCAAAACTTTCAACAAACAAACAAGAGGAAATTAACATGAGTCTATTTGACAAAGTAAACAACAAATCAGTAGTAGTAACAAAATCTGAAGAACGCAAACCAAGTGAGTTCTTTATTAACCTAGGCTTCAAAAAAGTCTATGGAGAAGGGGACGAGGCGGTAGAACGCTTTGTTCAAATCCCACTCTTTATCACTGCTGATAACATTCAGCAAGGTATTGAACGCACTCGTAAGAACTGCTCAGCAAATAGCCCTGAAGAATGGCTTGAATTTATTCAAGACCAGATTACGCTAGGTGAAGACCTAGTGGCGTTATTCAGTGAAATTGGCGAAGGTCAGTCTATCGTGAACAAAGACATTCCTGAAGACCATGAGTTGTCTTATTTCGCTAACTTGCAAGTGCAATTCGTGCATAAAGACATGCACAAAGCACCAGTTGTGTCTAAACCTACTGATGTGAAAGCTCGCCGAGCAAGCTTCAAATAACCAACAACCCACTGGAAACAGTGGGTTTTATTTTTTGATATAAATATACTGGAGGATATATGTTAGGAAATGTTATTCGTAATGCTACAGGCGTTGTAGACGGTGTATTAGGTTTAGTAAATACTGGTATTACTGCTACAGCATGTGGTTTAAATACTTTGAACCAAGAAATCAAAGAGATTACTGAACCAGAGCAATTAACAGAGGCTCAAAAATTCTTACAACAGCCAAGTATGGCTATGGAATTCTTGAACCAGGACAAACCTGCTCGTTTTGGTAAAGTACGTATGCAACCAAATGTAGCATATGAACGTACTATTGTATATGAAGGTAAAGTCGCTATTAAAGACGGTGATGATATCTATTGTACTGAATTAGACGCTAGTCACTATAACTTAGTGATTGAGTGCATGCATCATGCAAAAAATGTACTTACTTATCTTGCAACTTCTGAAAGTGGTATGGCAGATTACTTCCCATTAACAAATGGTAAAGTAACTCTTATCTTGTGGAATAATCTACAAGATGAGCCATCAGAAAATATTGAGCAAATGGCATTAGTCATGCTCAGAGCAATAGAAGAAGTAAACGCTTAATATAAGGGCAGAAATGCCCTTTTCTTTTGGAGAATAATATGGAAAACAACAGAGATGTATATGCAGAGCTATACGAAAAATTAACTAATGTTAAAGAAGATATCAATCTTATTGAGAAACAGAAATTCTTCGAAATTAAATACAACAAACGCCAGCGTAGACAAATATTACAAGACGCATTAGCACCTTGTTTACAACCACTTCTTGAAGTAGATAGTCCTGAACTAACTGAAGAAGAAAAAGCTGAATTTGAATATGTATTACATACAGCATTAGAAATTCTATGTATTCTCATAGAAAGACAAACAGTAACCATGAATGTACTTATTGAAATGGTTATTGAACGTGATGAACTAAACAAAGCATTAGACATCGCTAAAGTAGTCCAAATAGGCTATAACTATGGCTTATGGAACGTAACCAAAGATAGATATACTCGATTACATAATATCTGGGAACTAGACGATAAAGTAAAACATACATTGGAACAATTTAGATTTGTTAATCCAATGATTGTAAAACCTTTACCGGTAAACCAGAAAGGAAACAATCGTGGTAGTGGTTATCTTACTATTGGTTCAGATAGTCTATTGCTAGGGGGACAATATCATACAAAAGATATTTGTACTGAAATCCTAGATAAACTAAACGATACTGCTTTTGAAATCAATACTGACTTAATGCGTACATATCGTAATAGTTGGAAACATATGCATGCACCTAAAAAAGCAAATGGTATCGACCAAATGAAAGATGAAACTATGGATGAATACAACAGTCGTATTCAAGCATTTGAAGACTATGAAAAGCTCGTATTCAAATCTGTAGCAGAAATCTACAATTCAGAAAACCAATGTTATCTGACGCATAAATACGACAAACGTGGACGTGTTTATTGTGTTGGTTATCAAATTTCATACCAGTCGAACTCTTATGGTAAAGCTATTCTTAACTTTAAGAATAAACAATTGGTAACAGATGAAATCAACTTCTTTGAGGAATAAAATATGCAACTATTCACTGGAAAACAATATCTTCAAATTGATATTGCTAATAACTCAGGCTTTGACAAATTAAACTATGATGAACGTATTAGCAAAACTTTGGAAATGTATCCAGAGGATAAAGTTAAATATGCTTCAAATGAAGAGTTAAAAGAATTAGTCAGAGTGAACCAAGCAGATGAACCAGAATTAACATTTGCTGGTTTAATGGCTTATAGAGATGTATTAAACGGTATCCCAACAGGATACCGTGTAGCTCTAGATAGCTGTTGTTCGGGTAGCCAACTCATGTCAGCATTAACCAGATGTACTTCTGGTTTATATCTTACTGGCATGTATGGTGACAAACGTATGGACCTATATACTGAAGTATTCAAACTCTTCAAAGAAATCTTAGGCTCAGACGTAGAAATCAGTCGTGCTCATATTAAGAAAGCAATTATGACCGGAAACTATGGTTCTATTGCTCAACCTACTCGTGTATTAGGCAAAGATAATATGTGGGCATATGAAAAGGCTATGGAAGAATTATGTGAAGGTGCATGGGAACTAAGACAATTACTCTTAGATACATGGAATCCTAACGTAGATTCTCAAGACTGGATTATGCCAGACGGATTTCATGTAGTATGCCCTGTTACAGAGAAAGTTAAATATTCTTTCGAGTTAGACGGAGAAACCTATGACTTTACTGTAAATGAACAAAAGCCAACAGATTTTGGCTTATCTAATGTTGCTAACGTAGTTCACTCACTAGACAGCTATCTCGTCAGAGAAATGGTCAGAAGAGTAAAATACAATAAAGCTCATGTAGAATATGTATTATATTTATTGAACCAGTATAATGCAGACCATACAGCAGACCTTAAGATTGCACCATTAGATACTCTTCCTACATTCGATTTACTCATGCACTACTTTGAAGAAACCAATATGCTTACTGTACGTATCATTGATGAAATTCAATCTATTGCAGACGTAGCTCGATTAAGTACAGCTCATAGAACAGCACTAAAAGAAGTATTGTCTAAAATGATACAATATGAACCATTCGATATTGCTATAGTGCACGACAGTCATTGAGGCTGCCTTTTACAGTAATGTAAAAGTAAACTTTGGGTTAATTGCTGGAAGGCTAAGGGAAACTAAGCTAATCAGCATCCAAGCTATCTAGGAATAGATAGAAGGTTCAGAGACTAGGATATACCACCCAGAACGGGAGATGAAATCCGTAGGATAGGTAAGCTATTGACCATCCGAAATGCCCAATACCCTACTATTAAGTTAAGGGTAAAGATATAGTCCGATACTTACAAGAAATTGTAAGATTTATTTATTCATGATATTATGTTCATAATTTTTAATCATGGAGACTAATTATGAACTATCCTGCTAACGTAAATTTTCGTATTCACAAAATGACTTTTAACTGTACTTGTACAGAATGTGGAAAAGAATTTGAAAGATATATTTCAAAAGAATCCATAGAACGTGCATTGTATTGTCCTGAATGTTCAACATTATCAGATAAAACGTTAAGCCAAGAACTATTAAGAAAATATTTTCTTTATATTCCTTCAACTGGCGAACTTATTTATAAACTTCCTAACGGAACTGGTAAAAATGTTGGTGATACCTTTGGACATCTAGGAAATCACGGATATTTATGTGGTTATATAGGCGATAAAAGCTATTTAGTGCATCGACTAATTTGGTTATATCTTTTTGGATATATGCCAGAACAAATCGACCATATTGACCACAATAGAACCAACAATAGAATAAGTAATTTACGTGAAGTGTCTAATCTAGAAAACCATAAAAACTGCTCTGTAAGTAAAAACTCATCTACAGGTGTAAATGGCGTAAGCCTTCATAGACCTACAGGGAAATATAGAGCTTATATTATGGTTAATAGAAAACAAATCCATTTAGGATTGTTTGATACTATTGAAGAGGCAACGTTAGCAAGAGAGAATGCTGATATTCAACATAGCTTTCATCAAAATCATGGTAAATAGAGTATAGAGTAGCGTCTATATTAACTAATGTTCAGTGCACATCCCAACAATCTTAACTATGTTCGATATTGGTATAACCACATGGTAGCAAACGTAGTAGATAGTAATCTATTACAATGCATCCTAGACCAAATCTCACCAACAAAAGTTGAAGTATATGACGGTGCTTATACCCGCAAAATGATTGCGAAAAAGGTACTAGAAAGTAGTTATGGTATTTGCTAAGAGGTAATTATGTTTGCAGACTTTGACCCATTAGATTGGCATTATTATTTAAGCTCAGGTAGCACTTCTAATCTACCAGAAGACGGTGCTAGATGTGCAATCATCTTAGATGATGGTACAGTAAAAGCTAATCTATATTTCAATTTAGAAAGTGGAAACTTTATCCACTATAATACCGGCAGTTCGACACATGCATCAGAAGTGTCAGAATATCTCGAATACTAACAAATCAGCGTCCCTAATGGGACGCTTTTTTTTTTAAGGAAACATATGTACCAATTTATAGAATTCACTTACATCAATGGAATTGAGCCAGTAAGAAAAGTATTTCATATACAGACAGAATTACGTAGAGCATATGAATACTATCTGTTTGAGCTAATTAAAAACCATAGAGATTTTAATATCACTTTCTTTAATGAAGGTGAACCAAGACAATATCATAAGGTAGTTACAGTAACTTACTTAAAATATTTTAATCATCTTCAGAAATGGATACATGCACCTAAAGCATATGAACCAACACTTAAAAAAGTATTGAAAGAATTAGGTTTGTATAAATATATGATTAAACCAAGAGGATAACATGGTATTCGGATATAAAAAACCTGTTCCAAAGGTCAGATACATTGGTATCAAACTTATTAGAACAAATGAAGGCACAGACAGAGAGGTTCATACTTATGAAGTAAATGGAACTGCTTATGTAGGTGCAAGTGCAGACAAACTCACTGCATTAGAAGAAATTCTGAAACTATTAGGATTAACTCATTATTCCCTAATAGATGAAGAAGAAACTGCTAGAAATAGCATCAATTAACTATTAATAGGAAAATTAATCATGATTCTTACACAAGAACAAATTGCACGTTTAGAGCAATTAAAATCTAAACAAAATCTTACAACATCTGAAAAAGCAGAATTAGACTTCTTGTCATCTGCTGAACCAGAACAAAAAGAACTTTCTAAATTCTATCAAATTATGCTTGATAAGAATGATGAAGTTAAAAAAGCTATTAATGAAGGTAACTTCCAAGCAGTACGTGATATTGTATGCCCTGCAGCACTAGATATTGCTCATTACTTTGGTTCAGTTGCTAAACAAGAAAAACTTAAATCCGGTCTTCATCTCATGGAACAGATGACAGACATCAATATTGATAACTTTGCTGAACAAGTGCTTCCTACAGCAGAAGAAACACCAATTCAGCTTAAACTCTTTGCTAAATTAATCCAAAAAGATGATGGTACAGACATTGACGCTGTAAAATTCCGTGAATGGTATACTGACGCAGAAGTTCAAGTAGCAGAAAAAACTTTAATGCTGTTAGATGATGTTCCACCATATTTTGGTGCACCATTAATTCAAGTTGCAACATTGTTATTACTAGATGATGTTATTCGTGAACAACGTAATGCATTCCCTGAATATATTCAAACAGTCTTACCTGAAGAATATACTTTAGATGAATACCGTATTGCATTAGGTATTTTATCAGGCGGTGCACAGCATTTATTACGTTGGATGGTGTCAATGTGGAATGGTATGTACAGTGGAAATTACACTAGATTCGGTGCATACCAAGAATTATCTGAACTATCAGAAAAATTCTTAGCAGATATTGGTACTGAAGTAGAAAACTTAAAAGAAGCCAAACGAAAAGCTAAATCCGAAGTAGCAGATATCATCAAAGCTATCATTGCAAAAGCTATGGAAGAATCTGAAGAGTAGCTTAGGCAGTATTGTTCCCTAACGGGAACAAAGAAAAAACAGGTGAGGTGTGTGCCTTGCCTGTTTTGTTTTATGGAGTTTTTATGAAAATTGTTATACATGAATTTGATGAAGATAATCGTTTCTTCAAAGAGAAAGGGGCAAAATTCTTTCCACAATTAAAAAACCGTACATTAAACAAAACCGAAATAAACTTATCAGAATTAAGTACTTGGGGAATAGTACCCAGAGCAATACATTATAAAAGTATTTTAAATTATGATTGTATTGTTTCAGTAGGCAGAATTGCGGAAGATTCTGGAGAAAGCCTTTTCATTTATGATAAATGCTTAAATCCTTATATAGAAATTGCAAAATATGCCGGAATACCTTTTATTGCTGTAGTATGTAATCGACAAGATTCTTTAATAGAAGATTTAGAATTATTCGAAGAATCTTATCATTATAAACAGCCTATCATTGATGTAAAACATCTAGAAACCAAACTCAAAGAATTTGGTATTACAAAAAGTAGTAAAGTACTTTTGTTAAATGGATGTCCAACAGCTCTTAGTGGTGTTCAAAAAGGTATATGTGAACAAACCTATCGAATACTAAAGGAATACAGATGAATGTTACAGCAGAATGTATTAATGCTACACCAGTAGACTATGGGTATTTCCCTGTAAAAACCTTAAATTTATATTATTCAAACTTACCATACATACTACATCAAGGTGTACCTCATTATCTTGGTTCATTGTCTAGTATGTACCTTGATATAGATTTTCCTGACCTTATGAATTATGACGCTATTGTCATTATGGATGATGTACATGTTAGAGATAATAAATCAATAGTATTTAATTCTATGTTGTGTCATCCAATAAGATTTATTGCAGAATGCTTAAGTATTCCTCTTATTTTTTGTACAACTAGAGAACATTACATTAAGTTAAAGCAAAATGAAACTGACTTATTTAAACCAGTTGTTTCACTTAATTCACTAAAAAAAGCAATAAAAGCTTTGGGACTGACTTCTAATTCAAACGTATATGTACTAAATGCATGGCGTAACTATCAATTCGATAAACCAGAAATTATATTGCATACAAAATATGGATTAAAGTTTCTTAAGGAATACTAATGAAAATCAAGAAATATGCTTCACACAGTGATTTTAAAGGATTTGGGTGTGAGATAGTAAATTCTAAATATCCACAAGTTTACTCACTTGTAGAAGAAGGTTTGCAAGAAATTTCTCCAACACATCTTACATCGCTAAGTATAAATTACAGCGAATTTCTAGATTGTGATTTAGTTATCATGATATGTAAAGTATTTGTAGGACACACAAGTACTTCAATTTTCTCAAGAAAACTAAGTATTAATGAAACACATGCATATAACTTTATGTTTATGGCTCAAGCTTTAGATATCCCATTATTAGCTATTCCTGTAAATGGTTTCTCTAATGATGACCAGCTTATGTTTCACCCTACTCATTTCATTATTCCAGAAGATGAACTTTCTTATCGTTTAAAAGAATATAATTTAAACAAAGATAGTAAACTAATTGTCTTTATAGCTAACTATGAAATATATACATATACCTATACAGCAAGCACATTCCGGTATATTTTAAGGGAATTAGAAAAATATGATAATTGACACATGGTCATTTAGTAATGACTTTCGTATACAATGCGAAGAAAAAGGGTGCAGCCCAGTACACCTTGTTTTAGAAAAAGATAGAAATTATACCTTAATAGAAAAATGTTTAAATGAATGTTCTTATTTTGGTGTGCGTACATATGATTTCGATTACAAGAGTTTGGAGAAATTCGATTGTATTATCAGCTTATCAGAAATCTTTCATGAATTTGAAAATTCAATTATGCCTATAGCAATAGACACACCTTCAATGAATGGTATCGTTCCATTTACAAATATCTTAGAAATACCTCTTTTGTTAATTTCATTAAACAGATTTAATCAACGTTATGCCAATTCAATGGAGACAGATACTTTTAAGGTAATAAATAACTCTGTCAGAGGATATAAACTATTAAAACAATATATTAACCGCATTAAACCAAAAAAAGTATTAATAATTTATACTTGGTCTGATGCACATTACATGGAAAAACATATTCATAGTTATGAGAAAGTATTGGAAATTCTAAATGAAAGTAACAGCGATATCTCCTGACCATAGATTACAACAATATGGGTATAAACATACTCGTCTTATTGAAGGTAAACTTAGTAAGAATTTAAGAAATCTAACTAACGCAGCTATAGCATATTATCAACATCATTTTTATTATGTAATTAAGTATGACTATACTAAACTTAAGCAATTTGACGCTGTTGTATTTACTGCACCTCCACGTATGAATGTATATGTAGGGTCAAGGTTTCCAACAAGTGCACTTACGTTTTTATTAGTTGCACAAGCTTATCAAATACCGGTTATTACATACCCTGCACATCAATCAAATACTTTCTTTTATACTGCCAATAAGCAATCCACTAAACTTAGTACTACAACTGAATTTTCAGAGATTGTAAATGAATTAGGGCTTACAGAAGATTCTTCTATTCTATTGGTTCATCCAGAAAATGAATATGATGATAATTTTTCGATTGCTAAGCCAAAAGAGGCTATAAAATTCTTTAAGGAATTCTTATGGAAGTGAATACTTATTGTAGTTATGTATTTAATATACACCGGCATGAACCATATCATGAACCATACAAAGTAGTAAATGAAACTTTTGTACATAAGGTTGCTAAATATACTCTACTTGAAGGTATATCTACATATATTGGATATGTACCTACATTTGTGTATGACTTCAATTATGTGTCTTTACTAGATTACGATGTAATTGTAGTAGTAGGTACACCTTCTATATGGAATTATACTAAACCAATGAATGATTCTCTAATATACTTTCAGTATATTGCAAACTTCTTGGATAAACCTTGTGTATTTATTCCTATTAATTCAACAACATCTATTAACACAGTAAAAAACAAACTTACCAATAAATTTCAATACATAAACCAGCCTAAAAAAGTAAGAAAAGTATTAGAATCTATGGGTTTAACATCAGAATCTAAAATGTGCTTTATGGTTGGAGGTATTAAAAATTTAAACAGTAAACATATAAAGTTAGTAGATAAATATATGACTAAATGTAAGGAATTCTAATGGAAATCTCAATTTATACAGATGCTGACTATATTAATCCTAAACATGAAATTACTAAATTAGATTTCATGCATCAAAGTAATATAGCTAATACACCTTCTAGATTATCTTTCTTTTTAGATTGCATTAAAGCGTTTGATGTATCTCAATCTAATTCTTAGCAGAATATAATTTTTCAGAGTTATTAAACTATGACGCTGTAATTATTTTGTCTACCCCATATATCAGAGGGTCATATAATCATTTGCCAAATATTTTTACCTCAGATGTTAGTAAACTTTCAGCAAACGATAAAATTTCACCTATTGTGTACACTTCAGATGCGTTTAGAACAGTGTGTGATTGTTTACAGAAACCATTTATCTTTGTTCCATTTACTTTTCACAACTGGGTAAAAGAAAATAAAGACTATTACTCTACTGATTTATATAAAATTACTTCAGCAAAATGTCTTAAGAAAGAATTACAAGACTTAGGTTTAACAAACCAATCTAAAGTACTTGTATTAGTTTTTTCTTATACGATCGGTGTAAGAAAATCAGTCTTAGACAGAGTTGTAGATAGTGTAGTTGCTACATGTGAGGGACTATGAAAATTCGTTATTACGCCTATACTACTGATACGTTTGAATACTTTCCTCAATTCAGTTATGTACCTTTATTACATCAACAGAAAACACATAATTTAGCATTACATCATTACTGTACAGGATTTATGAATTATTTTCTGTTTACTGATGCATTACTTTTAGGAATGTCTTATAAGTACTTTCTTAAAGCAAAAGCTGTAATTATTTTATCATCTGGATTCCAACTAAAGCTAAATCTACCAACCTTTCCTGCAACTGCAACACTTACATCATTAATAGCAGTTACAGACGCTTTAGAAATCCCTACTTTATTATTCACACCACCTACTGAACATTATACAGTAGGACCTATTGCTAAAGCCCCTGCATATTATTCACATCATACTGGGATTCCACCAATAGTCTCTCAAGAATTACGAAAGTTAAATCTTGGACCGGATGATGAAATACTTGTATTTGGAAAATTATCCGGATGGGCTATAAAAGACTTTAAAAACATACTAGATTTATTGGATGGATTTGCTCATGCTAATAGCTATGCCAAGTGAAATAGGTATTACTCTTACCTTAGACCAACAAGCTTACTTTCATATAACGTACCCTAGAACAACTCTTAGTCTACAGTCTTCTACTACTTTTACAGAAAACAATACAGTAGAATTCTTTAACCAAAAGCATGCTAAAGAAGTACGCTTAAACTTATATAAAATTTATATAAATCAAGAGGGTTTATTAAGACCATATCAATTTAACATGGATATTCTAAGAGAGCTTAGAATTCATGCTTTTACTTATCAAAGTAAAGTTATCAGGGAGAAATGGAAATGGAACAATCCAAACGGATTGCTAAAATCCACCATTGGTTAAGTGATGAATCGTTCCCGTTGGAACGATTAGAAAAGTTATCTGAACAAGGTTACCTTATTCCTGTTTATCGTTATGGTGAACGTGGAGTGATGTTCGTTCATTTATATAAATATACCGGTTGTCTTCATGTGAATGTTCAATTTCAATATGGAGATAAGCTCTGTAGAGCTTTTATATATGACAGTTACTTAGGAGTACCTATTGAACGCTCTATAAGAGACTTTCTAGCCCACTATAACATTAAATACGCTATGGGAGTTGTATGATTAAACGTATTTTAAACTGGTTCGGTTACATACCAAAACTTGATTTTGATATTATCGTCAAGCTTAATGCTGACTTAGCAAACCAAGTAGTAAAAAAAGACAAACTTATTGCAAAGCATGAAGCTAAAATCAAAAAGCTTAACCAGAACAATATTCGCTTATTGAAAAAACAAGGTGAATTCAAAGAACAAATTAAAGCTTTGGAGGAAAAACTCAATGTATACGAAAGACAAAGTAAACATTAGATACTGGTCAGAGTGTATTACAGAAAATGGTATAGAGTCTTTTTCTACAGAAGAAACACTACCATTAGACGCTCTTGTCAGTATGGGAACTCTTTTACAAACTACTATGGTAGATGATACCATAAATACCCTCTCAGACGCTGCTGTAGCGATTATTGACTCAGGTGTAGTATGTCATGTCATTAAAGACGAAGAAAGCGAATATGAGCCTTCTATTGAAGATTTTGAACCAAGACTGCAACACATCATGTCTTATTATGGAGAATAGCTATGTTAGACAAATATGATACTTTTCTCCGTAATCGCTTAAAAGAAGCGAGAGGAACTGAACGTGAAGATTATTGGCTCAAAGAGTACATGATTTTCGAAAGTTATTTACAGGATATCAATGATGGTATCCCTACATCCTATTATCCCCATGAGGAATTTATGAAAAACATTAAATGTATTTTCTCTAACACAGATACAGTAAGCGATGTATTAGCTTATTGTTATGATGAACTACCTATCTTATCCTACAAAGACATTAAAGTAGGTAATAAAGATGTAAGTTCTCTTCCATTAAATCAGAATATTACTGTAAACTATGATACCCAAGACATTCTTATTGGTTCAGACCCTGTAACAGTAAACGGTTATAGTCTATTTACCTTAACTTCAGGAATCTTATAATTCTTCCATTATTATTTGATTGTAGAAAAGAAAAGAGTAAAAGAAAAGAATCTTTATTATAGTTTGTCAAGACCCCTTGTAAACAACTTTTTAACTGGTCCGACCAGTTGGAGGATATCTTGAAAATTCCTGAAAACTTAGATGAATGGGTTGAAAAACAACTGCAAGACCCAGAAGTACTACAACGTGAACTTCTTAAACTACAAGAAGAGAATGAAACCCTCAAAAAACGCATTAAATCGCTTGTAGACGAACTTAATGGAGTTATCCCTTTAAATAGTATTACTAAACCTTTACAGCCTTATATTAAGGATTCTATGCCTAGAATTCCGGTAGCTATTTTAGAACACTATAAAGACTACTGGTTATTTGAGACTGAAACTAAACTTTTTAGTTTATTTAAGTTTGGTGAACAAAGATTTAGAGTAACTTATAAACGTAACGGTTTATTCCCTAAAGCTGAAAGCAAAGAGTTTACTGATTATAGAGCTGCATTTAAGTACTTTAGTAAGGTAACATCATGAACTATGTAGTAAGACAAAGTAAGCATAATAACGGAGCCAAAGCTAATAAAGCTAAAATGCGTGCTATTAAGACTACACAAGATATTATGTCTAATTACACTATTACACTTGTAATGGCAGACCAGAATAATACTTGTAATACAGTATTCTATAAGAACATGCCAGCAAAGATTTCACCACAGTTAGCATGGCACTTTGAAAATACTCGTTGTAAATGGGATATTGTATGTGGAGTCATTTGTAGAGACCAATCCGGTAAACACTACATTAATTTTGTTTCCTTTGGTTCAACAGAAGAATGTGTTATTGATGATTTATCTGCTTTAGCGATTCAAGTATGCAAACAGATGTTTGAAGAATCACCTAAATTACATAAACTCTGTCCTTTCTATATGGCTCGTCCACAAAAAGAATGTGATGTACCACTTATCTTAGATACTATCCATCAACACAAAGTATTGAACCGTATTGGTACAAACTTTGAAATAGATTGTCATTGTAAAGAAATAGATTACCATACAAACGATGCATGGCTTAATGTTCTTCAAACGATTAAGTTTAATGAATTAGATTTGGAGTTTATAGATGCCGAAGATTAAAGTAATCCTTTGTGTTGCTTATTCTGCAATAGAAGATAAGTATAATACTTACATCATGGGCGATTATGATGAAGACACTGGTATTTATACACAGCCCTACCTTCTTAAAGAAGACTTAGTTCGTTTTAAAAAGCTAACGACAGGTAATGTCGTTGTTATGGGTAGAAATACATGGAAAGCTATTGGAAGTAAACCTTTACCCAATAGAACCAACGTAGTTATTACTTCTAGACCAGATGAAATTAATGGTGCTCTAACATTCCCTTCTATTAAAGCAGTAGTAGAACACTTTGGCAAAGATGATGAGCTATTTTTCATTGGAGGTGCTAAACTTATCGAAGCACTACAAAAAGAATACAAGATAGATGAATATATTATTACATTCGTTAATCATTATTCTTTAGGTAATATTGCTGTAAGACTTCATTTAGAAGACTACTTCATTAAAACAAATGAAAGCGTGTACTGTACAGCATATAACTGTTCTGGACCAGTACATTGTTATTTCACAACTTACGTTCCTAAGAAATAGAGGCTCTATGAGACACTTTGTAACATTCAAAAAAGGTACTACTCTTTACGGTAAAGTAATGCCTTTCACTCAAATGAACCGTAACGAAATTCAAGACCGTTTAGTACAAGAATACTCACAGATGTGGGATAAAATCTATACTGAACCAGAAGCTTCACGTGTACTACCTGAAACTCTGTTATGTCATGATAACTTTGTACCGTTTGGTACAGAATGTCGTGATTTAAATGATAAATCTGTATCGGTAGCAAGTATTACTGATTGGTTCAAAAAAGCTAAACCTGAACCAACAATTCAAAACATTATTCAACAAACTGCTTACCACTTTGAAGAAGTAGCTGAAATGTGTGAAGCATTAGGCAATCAAAAGACAGCAGATGCTCTTATTGAGTATAAAGAGAAACTCTTATCTCTTACTGCTGCAGAATGTGAGCTCTTATGGAAACGTGCAGATAAAGTAGCTCTATTAGACGCTTTATGTGACCAAGTAGTTACTACAGCAGGTGTAGCTCAATATGCAGGTATGGACTTCGATGGAGCTCTTACTGAAGTGAATAAGAGTAACTGGTCTAAATTCGATGAAGCCGGTAACCCTATCATTGACAGTAACGGTAAAATCCTAAAAGGTCCTAATTACTTCAAACCAGAATTAAAAAAATTTGTAGGTGAAAAATGATTTATTTAATACTTTTTGGTTTAGATTTTTATGAAAAATTCCATGCATTACTTTTTACAGCATCGCTTCTTTTAAGTATCGGTACATTGATTGGCTTAGCAATGCGTCTTATTTTACAACCAGTAAATATAGACATTGCTGATGATACAATTCTATCGGCTTGGAATTTAGCTATTAAGTTATTTAAGTTAAAAAAATTAACGATTTTTTTAGTATGTTTTACTATACTTATCCCTTCACCTAAAACAGTAAATATCACTACAGGAATATATGCAGGGGAAGTAGTAGTGGATAAAGTTAAAGATACACCTTTAGCTCAAAAAGCGTATCAATTAGCTGAAAAGAAAATTGATGAGTTATTAGAAGAATCTCAAACAAAGGATAGCAAATGAAAGTAGAAATCTATGGTGCTTCATGGTGTCAGCCATGCCAACGCTCTAAACAGTTATGTATTGAAAAAGGTTTAGACTATACCTTTAAAGATGTTACTATTAATCCTCATGACCGCACTGAATGTGAAGAACGTTTAGGTCATAAAGTGGAAACTGTTCCACAAATCTTTGTGGACGGTAAGTATGTAGGCGGTGCAGATGCATTTCGCTCTCTCATTAATGGGTAACACATGAAAAAACTATTAATTGCTTTAGCTACAGCAGTAATCGCAACTCAAGTACAGGCAGTAACTGTACAAGAGTTAGAAAGCACTGTTAATAACCAATGGAACGTTGTTCTCAATAATCGTAAATTGATTACAGAACAAAAAGAGAAACTGGCAGAAGTCGCTGATGAATTAGATTACCAAACTCAATTCATTAGACAAAACAGTGAAGCTATTATCCAAACACAACAAGCAGTAACAAAAGGTTTTAAAGTACCTCAATTAGCTTTTGAACGTATGGACTCTTTAGAAGACAAACTCATTAAAGCTAATAAAAAACAGCATGCTGGTGTAGCATCTGTTGCTGCTATTGCTAATATCCCACAAGTCATTAAAGAAGGTGCTTCTGGTATTGGCATAGGTGTTGGATATAAACATAACCAATCAGCATTAGCGATTGGTTATTCTAAAGCAACTAAGAAACATATTTTTAAAGTATCTACTGGTTTAGATACTCAGAAAGATGTAACTGTAGGTGCAGGATACTTGTACCAATACTAATCTTTAATACCATATAGGCTCTCTAACGAGAGCCTTTTTATTTTTAAGGAAACTGTATGAAACCTTGTAAAGAAGTAAAAGAACTTCGTAACGAAAACTATAAACCTTTTTTAGCTTATATTGAAAGAAAAATCCTTAGTAACTTAAATAAAGGATTTATTTTTATTAATGAAGATGAAGCTATTGATAATGGTGTATCTTTTAAAGAAGGTCGTTGGATAGACTTAATAGAAGATGCTGGTTATAAAGTAGAGTATTGTAATAACTTTGTTACCCCTACTGTAGAAATTTCAGGATGGTAACATGGGAAAAGTAAAACTATCTCAAAGTAAGCTAGAAGAATATCAAGGATATATTAATGCATTAAATGATATTTTTGGTGAATTACCTGATGGAGCTTATCTAGCAACAATGGAAGATGAAACTAGACATTGGCTTAAAGAAAACAAGATTAAAGCTAATGCTTTAGATTTTTATCTTGAATACTCACCAAAGGATGATGAATATGAGCCAATGGATTAAATGTACAGAGCGTATGCCTGAATTAGACGATGATGGTTATAGTGAAATGGTTCTTGTAGT